CCACTCGTCTTTTTTATTTATATCTTCTACTCGTTCGAACATAAATTTCAACTTATAAATATCTGATTCTGATGCAACAGATTCAGTATGCATGAGTTTGAATTTTCTTTTAAGATATCCAATTTCAAGAATGCATTCCTCCGGAAGATCAGTGTAATTCATGACGCATTCTACCAAAACAATTCGTTTATCTTCTTCATGATGTATTTCAATGTCTGCCAGTGCATTAATGATTTCTTCATCAATAACCTTAACGGGATAATTCACTACACCATATTTCATATATTCACCTCAATCTGGAATCCCTAATTGTTTGTAAGTAAATACGGCTGTATATTTCTTCCCACACTTGCAGCAAGTTTCCGTAATGGTACAGGTCTTTTCTTTATCGTCGCACTCTGAAATAGCTGAATCCCGGAATCTACATCCGCCTGTTAAAATACATTTAATCCGTTTTATATTCATCTGGTTCCTCCAAATAATTGATAATTTCATGTGCGATATGTGCCAATTCCATTCTGGTATGTCGCTCAAAAAATTCATCAAAGTCAATTTTGAATACTGAATCAAATTTCTGTGATTCATTGATTCTTTTTATAGTTTTATCAAGTTTTGTTTCTGGATAAGGTGGGTTTATATAACAAGTCAAAGGATTATTTTCATTATGTACCTCCGAATCGCATATAACCGGATACCATTCAACAGCAGTTCTTTCTCCTGCGTCTTTTTGAATTAGAATATTTGAAAGTCCTCCAATATAACATTTTATGACCATATCATCATTTTTTATTTTTACTGAATATTCCTTTTGGAATTCAAATGCAGTGTACTCAGTATAAAATTTTAAAACGGTCTTTGTAATTGGCGGATAAGATGTAAGAAGAATTTCCTCGATATCAATCTGCGCATATGTTTCTATTCCAAGTTCGATGATCTCAATCGGAATCCTTTTAACCACAATTTTCATACATTCACCTCAAATTCTTTCTTACAGTTGCTACCCTTGCATTTCAATTTAAGATGCTGAATTTTTGTCTCTGGGCTAATCAGAAGTGCTTTCTTCTCGCAAAAAGGGCAACAATACCACAGTTTGCCATTGATGTTCTTTATTAATGCCCGTCCGTCCCACGGCTCCGGTGGGTTCATTACCTGAGAGAAATCTATCCCCTCAGATTCAAACGCTGATTTGATACTCACTTTAATCTCCTATTCTTTTTATGCTTAATGCCTTTACGTTTCCGTTTAAGATAAATTCTCATTTTGCTTCTTACATTATCGCTGAATTGATTGCGGAACTTCCTTTTTCTCTTTCTTCCGGCGACCTGTCTTATTTTGCGTTTTCCATGCATTTTAAGATAATTATTTTTATATGAAACAATGCATGTTTTAAACGCTCCTGAAGAAAGATATAGGCTTTGAACGGCTTCTGTCCAAGGGCTGCTAAGTAAATATACATTATCTTTCATGCTTCCTCACTCCTTTTCGCCCTGCAACGCTGCGTATATGGGGAATTTCGTGCATTCGCAAGTAATTATTTGAGACATTATAGTTGCTTATTACTTGGATTCCATAAGTCATCGTCTTATTCTGAGATACATCATAAAACGGTTCTTCTAATATGATCTTTTCGGATACAATTTTTGTGCAACCATTTTCGCATCGTAAAATATCAACAAGCCATTGTTCATTTAATTGTTGTGTTGCAAGTTCTCCATCGAAAAAAGCTATTCGTTTAATGTATACAATGCCTTTTACGAATGGCTCCTTTTCCAAAATTTTTTTAATTGTTTTAATTCGTCCGTTTACTTCAATCGGAAATTGCCATGTATTCAACGGGATTATCTCTTTGATTTTGATTGTCCCAGATGCTGTTTTAAATTCTTTCATATCAACTCACCCCATGAATCTTTCTCAGATTTGCATATCGGTCAATAATTACATCGAGTGCTGTTCCTAATTGATTGATCGTAATGTAGTTGTCCTGAATTTCTCTAAGGTGATCATCAATATCCTTAACTGCATCACAAAATGCTGGGTCTAATTCAGGATTTATCTGTTTCTTTAACTCGTCGTTATAATTGCACATCTTATCCAGTTCAGCCTGAAGATCATTGATTTTCTTGTTTTTGTTCAGAATTACATGTTGCTTTGCTTCTCTCTCATCAGCCAAACGAACAACTTCCTTCTTCAGCTGGTCTACCGTCCAGTTTTTCATATCTTCAATTCTCATAGCATCCTCCCTTTTAATCATGCTGTTTTCTCAAACAGATCAAGAATGAACTCCCGTCCCATCTGTGTAATCCGTCTGTGGTAGATTACTTTTCCAGAATCCAATACTTCCTGTTTGATTTCCTCATATCCGCAATCGCTATAGTTAGAGTACATCAGCCACGTACCGTTCACCTGGTACTGTATCTTCTTTTCTGCCAGGATTCGATTTAACTGCATTGCTGATTTCAGCCCCAGTTCTTTTGCAATCTCAGTAATGGTATATGTTTTGTTGACGTGCATCAGGATAGCGTTCTTTCTCTCAGCTTCTACTCTTGCAGCACGTTCTTTTTTCAGTTTGGTCAGAAGCTCGATGCCAAAGTCTGGATTATTGAGAATATTATCAATAACATTGTCTGTGGCATATATGCCATGCTTACGAATAGTCTTCAGAATCTCTTTGACTTCTTTCTTGAACTGCTTTGCGATCGGCTTTCTGGACTGCATCAGGACTTCGTACAAACCATTTTCAGTAAGACACCATGATTCCTGTGTTCCTCCAAGGGTCGGAACATTCTTCCGAACCTTTTCATCATCGTCTACATTGGAAAGCATCTTATGCACTGATGATGTGTCATACTCAATCCACCCTGCTACGTCTTTAGCCAGAAACAGTGGTTCCTCTGCTGTTCCGTAAACCTTAAACTGTTTTCCTAACACTTCCTGCTCATTTAATACCTTCAATTCGTTCATTTCTCTCTTTCCTCCCTGTGCTTCATCTGGCACTTGATCATCTTTGCTATATTCTCACGTTCCTGTTTTATTCCATGCCCCTGACGGAACAATTCGCATTCGAGGATATTTCCGCATTTGGAGCATTCATCTTTGATTTCTTTACCTGCTATTCGCATTTCCATCCATCCTGCACCATTCTAGGCTCGTATCTTTTCTCAGTGTATCCTTCACCGTTGCATAGGTCGCAAGTGACTTCCACTTCTTTGTAATCATCGCAACACTCCCAGTATTGTGCACGATTTACTCTTTTGATAGTAGTTCCACTTCCGCCGCATTTCGGGCATCTATGAATTCTATTTCCTTGTATTAGACTTACAAGGTCATTAAGAGTCGTTTCTCCACCGTATACATTTCTCAGACGTATCACTTCATGAATTTTCATTTTTTACACCCTCCCAACATTCACAGCTATCACCAAGTAACCTTTTTCTATAAAATAAAAAGTCCGGTGGGTGGACTTGAACCACGCATCGTCACCCAACGCGAACCACCGGAACCAATCAGAAGGTAAATTTGAGCATTTTGGAAATGCTTTCCGGTAATGGCAATTTACCGGAATCGGAATGGCAGGAATCGAACCTGCGACACATGACTTGTAAGTCACTGCTCTACCGCTGAGCTACATTCCGTGCCGCTTACCACGGCTGATCACCTCGGTAAATGAATGAGATGATTTCCATTTTGCACAACATATAAATGATATGCTTTTCGTACTGCCCAGCAGTCCTCAGGATAAACATCAACCTTTTCCCATGGGTTTAATCCGCTTGAACCATAGGCCGCCCGTGCACTGACAGCATAGAACGAACGAATTAATTTGCAGGAGACGGATTCGAACCGCCGTTCTCAAGGATATGAGCCTTGTGAGATTCCACTTCTCCATCCTGCCTTAACCCGGATTGCACCGGGTTAGCAATAGGTTTATCGTGTTATGCTTTCCACTAGACTGTTTTCATCAGTGTCAGTCCCACGGAGTTGTTTCGGAGGATTATTCCTGAATGCCTCTTGAAAACTCCCTGTCGTCAACGTGCACTCATTGGCGACATATTCAACTCAGAGGCAGTACCGAACGGGAAGTTGCTTTTTCAATCCGGCTACGCCGTTACGTACCTTCTGGAAAACAACCCACATACACACATTCGGCAGTTTTTTCTGCCCATTAAACGGATGGGCAGCTTTGGGAGAAATGGAAGCTCTGGGGCTCGAACCCAGGACCGACCGGTTATGAGCCGGTTGCTCTAACCAACTGAGCTAAGCTTCCTGAGTAGCAAAAAGATACAGGGTCGCTGCGATATCTGTCTTTTTACTACTGTTGCAGTTCTTGACCGCCAGCTGCAACAAAGGTTGAAACCACCCGGAACATTTGACTGTTCCTTTAGTCATCGCCGTTGCGATAGGTGGTTAAAGGGTATTTCATGAAAAAAGGAAAAAGAAAATCCAATCTGCATCAAAGGGAAGATGAAGCCCGATGCAGAGCGGCGCATGTGGGATTCGAACCCACGCATAACGGAGTCAAAGTCCGGTGCGTTAACCACTTCGCCAATGCGCTATGTTGCGGCAGTCGCTCAACCCTGCCGCATGTGATATACTTCAAAAACACCATTGATATATTTATGCTTTTTCCTGGAACGCCTGTATCAGCCGTAACTCATTTGGAGGAAATTTTGGCTTTGGATTGGATATCTATTTCATTGTTATAAATCCGTGCTGATACAGGCTATCTAGGGATTTCATGCCTCGTCCTGTCCGTGATGAACCTTCCTCCAAGTCCATACGGTGAGGACTGTACCTTTGCTTTTATTATTTTAATCCACTCGACCAATATCAGCGGAATTAAAACCATCGGAAATGCCAGTAACATTTATTTCACCTCACAGGGATGTTAAAAATAAAATCACGCTTATTCCGGTTCCAATAAGAATCATCGAACAAGCGGCAGATTCCCATTTATCTTTGTTGTTATTTGTCACGATCCCAAAACTTGCCGAAGCGAACATCAGGATGTTGATGACAAGTGCGATTATCGTAAATATCGTCCTCATCGTTTTTCTCCAATCATGAAATCAAGAATCTTTTCTGCTGTCTCTTCTTCAGGCTCAAATGGAAGTCCACATGTAGAATAGATTTCCAGAGCCGATTTCAGGCTTGATTTGAAGCCTTGGTATATTTCTCCATGTTGAAGCAGTTCGTGCCTTAAAACTGAAATTGCATCAGTAATTGATTGAGAGCTAACACTAATCTGTGCCAGACATTCCATTTCAATATCTGGTCTTCCCATCATTTCAAAGTTAAACGTCGGTACTTCATCGACCGAAACATGAAAATCAACCGATTTTACCCTCGGTACTTTATGTTCGTCAATAAAGTACTGTGTCCCCCTCCAGTCATACGGATTCGGATTTACAATCTTCACAACAGACATTTGCATATCCCCTTTCCTGTGCATTGCAGTACACCAGAAGATGCTCTGCGATTTCCTGAAGCTGAACCGGATCGTATTTCGGAATTGCAACCATTTTGCCTTCAAGCATTGGGGACAGTGCGAATACCGGTGCGTCCGTAACAATCGTTGCTTTTATCAGCATAGCTGCTACGTCAACTGGTTCTGACGGTAACAGTTCATAGATTTCTTTTTCTTTATTCATGCCTCTTCTACCTCTCCAAAATATTCTTTGTATAACTCATAGTCATTTCTTCCAATCAGGTCTTTAACCTTGTATTTTTGCTCTATCCGAAGATCACTGTATGTGTAAATGGTTTTTGTGACCTGTATACGATAATCGCCGACATCAGTGATTCCGCTTTCAGTCTCGATTTTTTCTTCAGCTGAAAACCAATTCCCGTTCGGAGTTAAGAAGTAAGCTCTTTGCACTACTCTTCCGAGTGCGATATATTCCAAACTAGCTTTGTCCGTAAAAACCTTTTTCGCCGATTCCGTGTCGTACAGTCTTTCGTCCTCCAGAACAGCTTTCTTGTGATGATACTCGTACGTCCGATCATGAGCTAAAGGCTTTTCAAGCGGATGGCATTCAGAAGACCTTTTTTGTTTTTTAAAAATTTTTTCAAGCATCGTCTTTTACCTACCTTTTCCGAAAATACTGTGTCAAGGCTTCACGGGTGATCTGCGACACGCTTTTGCCGGTTCGGTTCTTTTCAGCTATAAGTCTTTGCTCCAATTGGTACGGTAACCGGATACGAATGGATTCACCTTGGATATTACTCTTTTTCATAGGCAGTATCCTTAACTTACTATTTCTACCGGATAGCCCAATTTTTCTTCAAGCTCGGCTACCGTTATTTTACGTGGCTTATTTAATTTGATTTTCACATCTTGCACCGCACCATCTTTATTTTTAGCAATTCCGCGCCCGGTGTATACGTCAGTTTCTTCATTGGCATATACACTAAGATGGTTGTATCCATATGTACGGCACCACCTAGCAGCCAGATCAGAAATTTTCATCAATTCTTCCAGCTCATTCCCGAATAAATGTGAATACAATATAGCTCGATCATACATTTCCTGTGTTACTGCTGACAGCGCAATCACGCTTTTATACGGACTTCCGATAAAACGGAAAAATCTGCATGATTCCATTACTTTTTCGCCTTTCGGAAGCGCAAAGCCTTGAGAAATTGCCATCTTAAGAAGCTTCGCTGATTCAACATCGCTTTCTGTGATAACACACTTATTTGTAAAGTCTATCATTACTGTTCCCCTCCCAACATTTTATATAGTGTTCCTCTTGACACTCCCATGATTTCGGCAAACTGAACTTTGGTGATTTCCCCAGCCTGCCATCTTTGCTTTGTTTTCTCGAAGAGTTCTTTGTCTACCTCTTTTTTTGCTCGTCCTTTATATTTTCCTTGAGCTTTCGCAATCGCAATTCCTTCTTTCTGTCTCTGACGAATATTTTCACGCTCTCTCTGAGCTACGTATGAAAGAAGCTGCAATACAATATCAGCAATCAGAGTCCCGGTCAAATCTTTGTTTTGCGTGGTGTTAAGTAATGGCATGTCCTGAACAACGATATCTGCTTCAATCTCTTTTGTAATTTTTCTCCACTCAGCTATAATTTCTTCGTAATTCCTTCCAAGTCGATCAATGGAATGGATCACCAGTACGTCGCCTTTTTGAAGGGAAGCAATCATCTTCTGGTACTCAGGACGGTTGAAATCCTTGCCGGACTTCTTATCCATATAAATTTTATCGACGCCTTCTTCTCTCAATGCCTCCATCTGTCTCGCTTCGTTCTGCTCTACTGTCGATACTCTTGCATATCCTATCTTCATATATACACGCCCCCGTTTCTTTATGGCTTAATTATACACCATAGGGTGTGTTATATCAATAGTAAAATACACGTTTGAGTGAATTTTATTTGATTTTTATAACATTTGCGTTTATTATGTAGTTAGGAGGTGTTACTATGGTATCTCAAAAAGTTAAGCAAATCATGAAGCTGAAGAAAATAACAAACATTCAAGTGGCTGAGCATCTAGGTACTTCACCACAAGCACTTGCAAACAAGTTTTCCAGAGAAACGCTTTCTGCAAATGAGCTTATAGCAATTCTGGATTTTCTTGGATGCCAGATTGCCGTTGAAGCAATTCCAGATGTTATTGTGAAATTTAATAGTGCCGATCTCAAAAGGGAACCGTAATGGTTCTCTTTTTTTATGCCCTAACCAGTCCTTGTCCCTGTAGTAACAGTCGAAATGTTTCCTTGCCTTTTATAGTGATATATGTTTGAACATTTGAATACCCATAAGGCGTTGAAAAATCTTTCATCTGGAAAAGCCCTGACTTTCGATGCTGTTCGTATGGTTTTATGATATTGTGCCGGTCTCGATAAATATACCCGTTATCTGACAGCCATTTCGTAAGCGTCTTGGGTGGCATGTGAAATTCTTTCGCAGCGTCCCGAAATGTTGTGAGCAGTCTATTGTCTACAAGAGAATCGAAGTACTCCGCTTTGGGCTTCTGCTCCTGCACTTTCTGTTCAAGTAACTGCTTTTCCTGCTGTTCTTCAATCCATCTTTTAGCTCGCTCTATCGGATCAGCTATCTGGTAAGAATCTTGTTTCTGACCAACTTCATACTTTCCGGTTTTACGGATAGAAGGAAGGACTTCTGCTGTTACCCAATGTTTAAATCTTTTTGCAGAATCGAGTTTGCTTGATAGTATAAGTGAAAACAAACCGCTCTCATTTATCACGATTGTTTCCTGTACTCCGCTGTTTGAAGGGAGGCTGCATTTCAGGGCGTCCTCTTTATCGACATGATTAGCAATGGCGTTTCGTTCTTTTACGTATCCTAATGCTTTTGCTACATCGTTTCCAACGAACCAAGGATTTCCGTCTATCGTCACTGTTCTTACGTTTCCAAATTCTGGATTGCTAAAAATCATCATTTCATTCATTCTTCATACCTGCCTTTCTTGGTATTGCCTTATTTTGTGTTGGCAGAGAAACCGTTAAGGCTTACGGCTTGTCGTGTTGCAATCACTATCTCTGCCATGTGAAAAGGGCCTTTTTGTTATTTTATTTGCTTTGGGGGCTCACCCGGCTCCTGGTGGCTTTCCCTCCAAGGGGGTCCCCGTCTCATCCGTACGCTATCCGGTCAGCCCGCCGCCCCATGGGACCCGCTGCACCGGATCACACTGTTGTTGTTCGGCCTTCGGCAGTAGTCAGAGGAAGTTGATGCCGCTTTTCGTTCGTCATATTGCACAAATTTTCTCGTGCTGTTCATTGTACATTTTAAGTACACCCTATTTATACATTACGGTAAACAATATATTGTGTTTTTGCCTTGCTTGATACAATATATTGTGTTTTTACTGCTTTTGTGTTCACAGCTTCGGCCGTTCCATCTCTGGAAGCTCCAGCGCGTCCTTGTACCGGTCCGCGATCTGCTGCGCTGACTGCTGCGGGATACCTTGCACATGATCCGCCTGGACCGGTGCTGTCTCTGCCATGCCGTATGCAGCTTTCGCAACGAAGATCAGGTTTGCATTTGTTCCGGGTTGGTTATGCAGTCTATTAAGCGTGCAGTTTTTGCAAATATCGAACCATTTTTTCACCGTGTTGCTATGTGCTGTGGCGGTTCTATAGTCCCCGCGCATCCAATCGCTAAACGTTGAGCGGTTAATCCCTACCAGAAAACTAAATACTTCCAGAGTCGGTAAAACATGATACTTACTGCACAGCCTTACAAACACACTAAACATATGATCTAATAATTCTATATCATCGTTACTGGGTTTCTGTATGTGATCAGCAATATAAAATATCATATCAACAAAACTATCAGCTACTTCTTTTCTGTAATTCTCACTATCAGGTGATACACATAACACTGTGTTAATATATTCATCAGCATATATATTAATATTACTCAAGTATACTTCTGTTTCCTTCTCTGTCTTGATAGTATTATCTTTCACTGTATCACCTCACTTTACAACGTTAATCTGTTAATTTAGTAAAATAAAAAGGACGATACCAAACCGGTTAGCAATCGAAGAACACGCCCAGCAGCTACGATCAGCGCCGGAAGTTCCGTAAATGCTTTTCAGTTTTTATCGTCCTTTGTTTAAAAATCGTAAATGTATTTGTTTATCTGCCATTTACAATAGCACATGTAAGTCATTAATGCAAGCATAAATTTATTTTTATTGCTCAATGCATAATAAAAGACCTATTGATAAAATAATCCATTACAACTCAATATACAACGTTATAGAGCTATATATATTATAATATAGTGTATCTAAGTATATATTAATAAACTCAGAATCTAGGAGGGGCTTAAAAGATGTTATAATACGGTACTGTATAGAATTAATTAATAGAGGATTGTATATATAATATAATTATAGGGCGTTTTGGCACAGAAAAAGCCAGGCTTCCGGCGTCTGATCCGGTTACCTGGCTGAATGATTTTTTATTGATTTTCGATTGGCTCGCCCCTCCTGAGTTCCTCGTTGAGGACACAATAGCACATTTTATAAAAACCTGTCAAGCCAAAAGCAAAAAATATTTTTCTTGACAAAACAAACGTTTGTGTGCTATGAATAATTTAACAGACTTCGGCGGCGGGTCTGTTCTCCCCTCGTTAGCCGCCACAAAAAAAGAGTTTAAGCCCCTGGATAATATCCGGAGGCTTTTTTCTTTCCACAATGGGGCTATTAATTGCGGGTATTAGCCTAATAGCTAACAATCTAACTTTACATTCAGGCGTTTTCCACCTGTTCCACAATGTAACTATTAATGTTTTGCTAACTTAATAACTAATGATCCAATTTTACATTCGTCATAAAAATGACGTTATAGTTATAATAATATAATCATTGTCAGCTGTCAATAATCACATTAAAAACACCGGGTTTCCGCAGCTGTCAATTTCGGTCGTGACTTCTTGCCCTGCATCAAGATACGCCGTTTTTACATCTTCGAAAATTCGCCGTTCTCTGTTCACCGTATATTTTTTGTGTAGTGTGTAAATGGTGCCGGAGATTCCCGGAAGTACCGGCGCATAAGCTGGCAAACTCAGCGCCACTTTTTCCGGTGGCAAAATGTCAACAACTTCGACATTATCAATTCTCAGCAAATCCTCATGCCGTCCCAGGCTTGGAAATCGTCTCGGATACTTCAGCATTTTATAAATTATGTCAACTTCCTTTTCGTTTTTTGGCTGAATGTGCAAACGCAAATTCAAATCTGCGACAAAATCAACCAAAATCGGCGTATTAACCCAGCCTGTAAACCCCGGGCCGTTTTTCACTCGGACGGGAAAACGCTTTTTAAATTCTTCCGTTTCTGATCCGGCATAAGCTCCACCCTTCCAGCGTTTTGTAAACTCCTGTTCGTTCATCGTTCCGCTTCCGGCTATTGATATGTTCATGTCGTGCCAGCTACTCCACCGGCACAAAAAATGGACCATCCCGGCAACTGTAGAAAAAGGCGGCAGTGGGTACGTATATACCCTTTTCCCGGCGTGCGAAAAAGGCGTTGCGAAAACGCCCTTTTCCATGTATCCCTCTATTAACACTGTCTTCATGGCTCTTCGGCCTCGCATCTGAAGCCGAAAAGGATATCTTCGTAAAGCTGATCGGGAATTTCCTCTTCCATCAGTGGCTTTCGGTTTTCGGTTCTAAGCTCTTCGTCAAGACTTGCGTCGATATCTCTGAGAGCCTTTTCCCTACTGAAGCCCATTTTTACAACTTCGTTTAAAAGATTGATTGTTTTTTTCATGTCTTTTTCCTTTCTTTGTGGTATAATATTATTGTCGCTTACAGAGGATGTTCTGTAAGTGGAGCGACCAACAATTCCGGTCGCCGAGGGTTGAAACAATAATTTTAAGTGTAAAGAGCTGATTTCCGGCTCTTTATTCTTTTGCATTTTTCCCGTCCCCGTAACATTTATAAAACGCCACTGTAAGCTCCGCCAGTTCCTGCGGCGTAAGCTTTTCTTTTAAGCTGTCCGGGATACGGCTGTAGTTGGCCGCAAAAGTATCACGACACTTTCCTATCTTGCAGGCTTTTTTGACCTGCTCGAGCTTGTACATTTCTCCAAGCTCTTCTACGGTGATTCCACCGTTTTTAACTTCTTCCCGTCCTTCTTTTGTCAAGATGGACATTGCTTCTTTCTTGCTAACAACTCCGATTCCGTTGATTCTCATTTCTTTCCCCTCCTTGTTCTATTCTTCAAATCCCGGATACGGCTTGAAAGTTTCAGCCCATTGTGCCTCGTCTTCTTCCGTCCACTCCGGCTCCTCTTCCGGCTCAACCTCGTAGGAACATCCGGCAGCGTCCTCAAAGATGTTATCTTCGTATTCGGTCATCCACTGACCGTCTACAAGGCAATCATATCCGGTTGCGTGGATGAATCCAACGCCGTCCTCGAAACGATCGAACGGCATGTTTTTAAGTTGTACCCTTCTTGTAGCTTTTCCAGCCTCTGTATTTTTCATTTTCCCCTCCTGATCCGCCCCACCCTGGGGGGCTATGTGCTTGTCTTCTTTAACTGTCTTTATTATGCATTATAATTAATGTTTTTGTCAAGTGTTTATTTACATTATTTTAAATGTTTTTATTTCTTTTCCGTTTCTACATATTTTATAACATTCCCTGGCTGCATATCTAATATAGTACATATCTTGTCTAACGCTTTTATTCCGATCATTTCGTTTTTCCTCAATGACTGTATAGCGTTTTCGCCAAGAAGTTTTTCTTTTCTCAGTCTTGCCGGGTTATATCCAGCGTCTTTCAGCGTTTCAAGAACATCTATTTTGTATGTTATCATTTATTTTTTCCTCCTTTTTTAGCTTGTTTTCATACTTTTATTATATATAAGTAATTTCGCTTTTGCAAGTATTTTTACATTATAAATAATGCACAAATTGCGGCATATATAAACGCATTAAATTTGGTGTATTTGTATATTGAAATAACATTATAAATAATGTATTATATAACCATCAAAGGAAAACAAAAAAACATTCACCCCCGGACGCTGATCCGGGAGAAAGAGAGGAAAAAGGATATGAAATGGTACGTAAATTATTATGACAATGGTGTGAAGAGATCTTGTTGTTTCGAGGATGATGAAAAACAGGCAAAACACTTTGCTAGCCTAGTAAACGGAACAGCTTATAAAGGATGATAGCCGAAACGGTCAGAAATGACCGTCCACCGGGAACGCCCCACCGGTGCTGATGATGGCAGGGCAGAAAGGAAAACAAAATGAAAAAAGAAGAAAGAACAATCTTAGAAACAATTGTATTTGCATATCTGGTCGGAGAGTGTGAGTGGTCACCGATCAGCGCAAGAAAAAAAGTCGAGTCAATGACATACGAAGAACTTGACGAATTTGTAAATTAAATCTCTCCGGCGGCGGTCAAGCCGTAGCCCCAACGCAACCGCCGGATTTCAAAAAGAAGAAGAAAAGGAGAAAAAGTTATGACTTATGGCATGATATTAACACCAGAACAGGAACAGAGAAGGAAAGACAGCAAACAGGCGCTTGAAAGCCTGAAATATAACCCGATGTGCTACGGCTGTAAAAAGCTGTGTGCAGAATGTGGCGGAACTATTGAAAAATTGTGGGACGGCTGCATCTGGTACGAGAAAAACGATTTTTCGAGCGTTTACGCACTGGCAATATATGCCCCAGAACTGATTAAAAATGAAGATTGGTTCTCATTTGATGAGTTCCTGGACGATCTCAGAAACGACCGTGCCGAAGTCGTTAAGCACTTGAAATGGCGCGCAGCTGGCCATCATTTTTTAAACGAAGTGCTGACCGAGAAATATATTGTAGCTTGTAAAAAGATCATTGAAATTTTAAAGGAGGTCTAAATATTATGATGAATTGGGAAGAATTAACAAAGAAATTTGTATCTATTCGCTCTGCGCTCTATGACATGGGCGAAGAATGGGCAGTTGTTAAGATGTATAAAAAACCTTGGAAATTCTACAAGGAAAACAAAACGAGTGAAATTATCAATATTTTGATTTCTGAAGCCCGTCAATAATCAGACCGGTGAGCGTACCGGGGAGCATTTCCCCGACGGCTTTTTAAAATAAAAATTAGGAGGAAAATAAAATGAAAGAATATATTTTAAGTGAATTAGGATTCCGCACAGTTAGTGAGTGCAGAAAAATTACAGATGTAATGGAAGGAAAAACTTTTATGAAATTTCATGTTAGTTTCTCTAACGTTTGTGGAAACTGTATGATTATAATTTCAACAAATTACGATGCGGAAGAATCTTATATTAAACAGTTTTTTATTTCTGCTCTTGTTAGTAACTTACTTATCTCTCAGACGTAATGGTTCCGGCCGGGTTCGATTCCCGGCAGCGCCCTTTTTATTTTACTACCCGGCTCCCATGGGTACAGGGAAGAAAGAAAAGACATGAAGAAGAAAAGTAGCTATATCGCTGTACAGGTGACAGAGAACGGAAAAAACTATGCTTACGCCGTGAAGGTTTCTGAAAGCGATAACTTACTTTCAAAATTGGCGATAAAGGACATCACAGCGGCGAACCTTTGCAGCACGAAAAAAGAAGCCGAAGAAGTTGTTACAGCTTGGAACGAAAGTTTCAAAAATAACGGTTCATTTATGTTCGGGGAGGTGTTCTACTAATGAGTGAAAAAATAATTGACAAGCTGTTAACGTTGACAGCTGAAGAACTTGACAGTTACAGTGATTTTTTATCCGGTATTTTTCACAACGGAATTACCGATGATGAACTTAATTTAAAAATTGCAAAATATTTAGGACTGGAGGAATAAAAAATGATCAGAATCAGAAAAGCCACGCAAAAACAAACCGTCGCCGCTATAAAAAGCGGTGATTTTTCAGAAGTCGAAAAGATAGAGGATACCGCACGCCAGGAAGCGGCAAAGGTTTTTCTTGCTGTCGCTTCCGGTTCTGTGCCGCTGATTTGGTACGACTTGCCGCCGGTTCGCTGTCAGTCTGGGGCGGTGTCCGTCATGCGGTACGCCCTGCACCGGTCAACGAAGCAAGACGGATTTTTGCAGCTGTCTTGCATGGAACTGAAGAGTGGTCAGATCATCCCGACTTCTGACAGGCAATACAACACCACTGACGGCGGTTTTTCGGAGTTTTTCCGGGACTTGCCCCGGTCAGTTAATGCTAATTTTTTAGAGCAGTGAAAACGCTGCTCTTTTTCTGCTGCTCTTCCGGTATCCAGTCCGGCGCCAGGTTCACGGCCTGGGAAGCGGATCAGGCTTGTGAAATCTATCTACAAGCCGTGTACCTTGAAAACCTAACAGCTTTGCTTGCCCGGAAATGCGGTTGTTGATTTGCTTTTTTCACCGCTTTTCGTCTTTTTGGCGTTCCTTGATGATTTTACCATTACCGGATTTTTAAGCCGTTTTTGTGTGCTTTCGTCAATCAATACTCACGGTTGACGGGGCGCCGGTATGGTGGTACTATGATTATATATAGCCGTTTCCGGCTCTTTTTGTCGTGCTTGCTTTGTGCAGCTGGTGCCGATCCGGGGCGCAGTGCCCGAACAGCGGAGAAAGTATGTTCTATTTTGGATCCGCTGTACAACCGTCCTATTTGGCTTTTTAACGGCCGTTTAGATTCCGGTAGAAGAAGTATAGCCTTGTCAGTTCTGCGGGCGTTGTGGGCGAAAATAGAGCGTCAGTTATTGACCACGAGGAAATCCCGGCACCGGTCCGCAGATGATCCGCAGCCTTTTGCAGGATTGGTCATACCGATTGTGAAACAAACGATATTTCTGGCGGTTCTTGAATATTTGAAATATTCAGACACAGAAAAAGCCCGAAAAATGGCCGAAAAAAGAACAGCCCAAAAATAACCTTTATTTCTGGATTTTCATTTTGTTTATCTTGCATATATTAATCCATAGCATCTTCCGAGGTGCTGTGAAAAATCACGAATCAATTTAATTTATTTAATCCCTCAGATTTTCTCCTAGCCGTATTCTTCGTTTTGTATGTGGTCCGTTGTTTCCGGACTTTCACCTTCTGTTCCGTTTTATCTTTCTTCCTGCGTACTTTATTGTGCGCTGATCGCTCAGTTGAGAATCCCATATTTCCCCTCCCTGCCCTTAATCTTCTGGTTTCTGCTTTTGAAGTTGATAATTTCTATATCTGTTTGCAGTTCCTGTGGCATCCGTCCGACGATGATAACTCTCAGTGGTTCTAATCTACGGACCATCTCTTGAAATCCCTTGCAAAATTCCAGTCGTGATGCTTTTGATTTCACTCGCCCATTAGTGCAGCAGGCAACCGTGCTTTTTTTTGGTATTCCGTCAAAAATCCAATCATAGCAGTATTCCGGCGGTATGTTCACGTTTGGAATCATACGGATTCCGTTCATATGCAGATAATGTGCTATCGCATGATTGCGGTACTTCTGCCAGATGTTCATAGCAAATGGCATACCACCTTCTCCGACCGCCATGCTGAAATCCGGTGCAATCACGCTGTTGAAGCATTTCAGATGCTCGATATATTTATCCGGGCAATTCCAGATTTTCTCAAATTCGTTATCATGAATGTAGAAATTGACGGTCAAGTCCCTGTGGTTCTTTATCCGCCGGTCAAAGCTGTCTTTGAAGTCGACAGTATCCGCTCCAGGTCTGCCGGTATACCGTGGCATCATGGGGAACTGGTATGGTCCGTCCAGCTCTGCTCCCTCGATCATGTACTCTCTCATTACATCATATGCGGTATGATTCATGATTATCACTCCCTAAAAACACAAAAAGACATCCTGTTCCGGGAATTGGAACCGATGTCGTCATTAGTATGTTTTCATACTATCAGATATTCACTTAAATGTCAAAAAATTACATCTCTGCTCTTCCGTTCATCTTTTGTATATTATTTAGATTGCAAATGCGTAAGTGTAGTTAAATTCCTTTTCGCATCCATCCACATAGTTGATTTTCCTGTAAAATACGGCGTGTCGTTCTGAGAACTTATTTAAAAAAAAGTATTCAGAACAACTCTGTTTATCCCGCTCGATTATTGACTTTTTTTTTACATCTCCAGTCTTTAAAAAGAACAAAATTTCGCACTCCTGCGGATGCTTTGGATTTATTACTATTTTGTCCAGAAATTCTCCCAGAACCGTTTTGGTAATATCTTCTGGGCCAACTCCTTGCAAATCATTTAATATCTTTCCGATTTCTTTTAATTTCAAATGGGAATCTTTATTGGCTTCTTCTTTCGATTCCAGTTCGGAAAGTTTATTGCTTATGTCTTGGATTTCATTCTTGAATTTTTCATTTTTTTCAAGATATTCAGAATTTGTTATAATCCCGTCCAGATTCAGGTCGAGAAGTCTGTCTTTCTTTTTCTCTATCTGGAGAATCATGTTTTTAAGTCGGCTTATCTCAACTCCATCGTTGCTGAAGTCCATGTTCTTTTCGACCAAACTTATATATTTTTCAATAGCTGTTTGAATATCTCCCGATTCGTTGATAAGGTCTGCAAGCATTATTCTTAATTCTTTCTCACGTATACCGAAAGAGTTGCAGCTTTGCGCTCCGTTTTTTATACGATAGCTGCATACCCATCTTGCATCTTCACGCCCTCTTATAGTGTGCTGCTTCATCCAGTACGGTGCTCCATCATTACCGCAAAAGATATACCCGGTAAACAAATTGTTTTGTTTGAAAGACGTTCTGTGGGATTTGATTGCATCGCTCCGTGTTTGCATAATGACATTTGCCTTATTCCATACAGATTCATCTACAATCTGCGGAACATGGTTCCCGTCGTCTTTGTACATTGTCCATTCGTCCTCTGGCAAAAACTCTTGCTTTTTAGTGAACATATCGACAACTTTTACTTTACCCCCGCAATAATAACCCTTGTATTTCGGATTCTTGATTATCTTCTTGATATTATCTCGGCTGAGTTTTCCGCCTTTATAATTTCGATATCCTTTTTTGTACAGGTATTTCTCAATAGTGGATGTAGACCATTCTCCTGTAGAATATTTTTCAAATATCTCTTTTATCATTGGAGCTGTTTTGGGATCAATTGTAAGTTTTCCGTCTTTTTTGATGTATCCGTATATTCGAGCGCCGAGAACTACGCCATTTTTTATTGACTGTGCATGTCCGAATTTTATTCGATTGGAGAGTTTTCTTGATTCATCTTGGGCAATTCCGGACATTATGGTAAGTCTTAATTCACTATCTTCGTCAATCGTATTAATGTTGTCATTTTGAAACCATACGCATACACCATACATTAGTAATTCCCTTGTGTATCTTATACTGTCTAACGTATTCCTCGCAAATCTGGTAATTTCTTTCGTTACAATCATATCAATCTTCCCAGTTTTGGCATCTGCCATCATGCGTTGAAATTCGTCTCTTTTCTCAGTTCGTATTCCCGATATTCCATTGTCAATGTACGCGCCAACAAATACCCAGTTTTTATTTTGTGCAATGAAGTTTCTGTAATATTCATCCTGGTGATGTATAGAAACCTGTTGGTCTTCTGATTCTGTGCTTACTCTTGCGTAAAACGCCACTTTTAATTTCATATCGAAAATACTGCAAGTTTTCAGTATTTCTCTAGTGCGATAAACGTTCATGCCCCGTTCTCCCTTCTAGTTGGAAGAGCAGAGATAAGGTTATTATAACGTCAATCTCATCTCCGCTCAATAGTTTTGATTTAATTTTCAGAAAGAATCTCCATATCAATTTTTTCTTTCATTTCTCTGCTGATCAGTCCCTGAAGGTATATGTGTTCGTTCAACGCCAGTAATAACGCTTTGTTCATGTCGCACTCCTTTCTTTGGCGAAAAGGTCCAAAATCCTTTTAAAACATTTTAGGCATATATTTCTATGTGAACTTATATAAAATGGATTCTAGCGTTTTTTAGTCAATCAATTACTTTGTTTTGCAACAAATCAAATATATCTATCTGTCCTTTGATTTCATCTTCCTTTTCATCTGTGAAAAATTTGCAGGCAATGTAGTTTGGTTTCCAGTCCACATCTCCGTTGTAATTCAGACACCTCGGATGCTTTCCAGGCCGGTACCGTAAACATTCATCGCATCTGTGATACGGATTTGTTCCGCCGGAATCTTTGTACATTGCGCTTATCTTAATCATATGGGTCACCCTCTTCAAACAAACTGTGCTTTCTCAAAATTTCCACTTCGTGTTCGCACAACTTTATCTGGCATTCATTGTACAACTGCCGTGCAAGAGTACCGATAGTCGGTTTTCCTTCATTTGCCTGATGCACATATTTGTTACTCTTTTCCACTACGTTCATCAGCTGTTCCGGTTCAAAGTCGTATGCTCTATGCAGTGCCAAAAGCAATGTTACACTGTTCTCAACATTTGCCCAGTCCTGTCCGTCCGTAAATCCTTGTTCGAAACCGGCGTTGTAGCTTTTCTCTCTTTCTTCTTCCCTTGCGTTTTCTACAACTTTGTTCAAGGCACTCACAGTTCTACTGATCCCGTCTTCCTTGCCTTTCTGGTACGCTTTTTCAATCTCTTCATTTCTGGCTGCCAAAACTTTTTCTCTGGACTCGTCAAACATCCGCTGCATTCTTTCAATCTTTGCAGCTGAATAAGGCATAGTTACCGGTTTCCCTGTGAATTTTCTTTTTAACACCACGCTGTTCATTTTCCGCCTCCCATAATCCCTGCTATCATTTGTTGTTTCATCGTTTCTGCTATATGTTCCCGGACAGATTCTTCCGGAAACGGAATCTCAAGTGACCGCTCCAGAATCCGGTTGGTGATACGTTCATCATAATTTAGTCGAGAAATACAGTAATTACTTGTAAAAATCGTGATTTTTCGGCTTGTATAGCGTCCGTCGATAATTTCATAATATTTTTCATTTACCCAGTCCTTTTCGGTTTCTGTGCCGAAATCATCAATGATTAGAATATCTGCTCTGGCAAGTTCATCAATCAACTGTTCTTCCGTTTTATCCGGACTGTATCTTTTTCCCCATGTGGACTTGATCTCGTCAAGGATTTTCATAGACGTTGAAAATTTTACCTGTTTCTGATGTTTTTCAATCAGTTCATTCGCCAGGCTGCATACCATTCGGGTTTTTCCAGAGCCTTTCGTACTAGAATAAAAATATAGCCCAATTCCCTGTTTTTGCATATCGCTGATATTTTCCATCCAGTAGTGAACAGCTTTCGCAGCCTGTCTTATTGTTTCCTGGCTCTCCGGCAGCTGGTATACTGCCGACCGGAAGTTATTAAACATTGCGTCCTTGTAGATATCTGGAATCTCTGCAAATTTAAGTTGATTTCTATGAATCGTTTTTTTACGGATACCGCAGGAACACTCCTGGCAGTACGGAACTCCATATTGATCACGGCTCCATACCCATCCGGAATCATCGCATAAAGGGCAATGTGTCTGAACCTCCGTCATCACCGAGTGTTCCAAACGGGATAAGCGGTTCGACTTTTCTTTGAGTTTTTGCACCAGATCCATGTTTCCTGTCCCCATTGTAGTTACCCTCCAAAACCTTTAAGAAATTATTTGGTTTTACAAACCAGTCAAAAGTAATCATCCATCCATTTTTGTTTTCGCCTCTCAGGAAATCGCTGTGGCGAATGTTGTCCATAGCCTTTAAGAGATCGTCCATGCCATACTCTCTTATTCGTCCTTTGAGCATCTGGCATCTCTTTGATGCTGGTTTGATATCCCTGATAGGAGCAATGCCAACATCCTGTAATTTGTTCCATTCCTCAATAACGCGTCGGACATCTGTCTGACGAATAGTATCTTTAGATACTATTAAATTATTATCTTTTTCTTTATCTAATTCTTCTTTCTTATTCTTTATCTTATTCTGTTGCGTGACGTCACGTGAACTGTCACGTGACATATCTTGTTCAATTGCAAGTTTCTGCCGTTCTCTCTGTTTCTGTTTCCTAATTCTATTCTGTTCTCTGATCTTGTCCATGCCTTCGATATTCTGATGTTCTTCCCATCCTGGAATTGCAAGCATATTTCCATCTCTGGTAATCATTCCAAAATTTTCCAAAGCAGTCAATGCAAGTTGTATTACACTTTCATCAAAGCCAAGTTCATCTGCCAGCAGCTTTTCATTATATGGAATGTTTTCTGTCAGAAAGATAAGCCCATTAGCATTGCATCTTCCGGCCATTGTCAGAAGCATAACCCAAATAAGAACTATGTTGTTTCCTTCTGGAAGTTTTCTGATATGACCGATTTTAACATTATTAAACATCTCTGTTTCAATTTTGATCCAGCTTACTTTAGCCATTAATATAATTTCCGCCTCCATGTACCATCTTATGACACCTCTTGCATAAACAAATTCCGTTGCTTACATCATGAGCAATATTTTCATTATCATAGCAGTCTCTGAATCTTATTTTATGGTGAGCTATGTTTGATTTTGGCCTTCCGCACATCTGGCAAATATATTTATCACGTTCTAAGACTTTTTTTCGCCATTCTCTATATTCTTTCGTATGTCTTTCTCTTTCTCGTTCTCCATATCCTGTGGTTTCTTTAAACAGAGGCAATTTATATATACCATTTGTCGTTTTTTTCAAATACCCATTTTCAATCAACTCAAATATATCCTTTTCAGTTATATTTATAATTTGAAAAATCCGTTTCCAATTTCTTAAATATCCGTCATTGTCTGATCGCATACACAAATGAAAATATGCACATTGCGCACCGGCTGACATACTTAAAAATGCGTCACTGTCAACAATTTTCATTGTAAACATTCGTTTCTGTGTCAATTCTAAAATTCCTTTCTCCAATTCCTGGTTTTTCAAAAGTATTTATTTTAATCCAACTTCAATTCCATTGATTTTCAGTTCTCCATTTACCGGAATTACAAGAGATGGAACGCCGTTTATTTCTTTCAGTTCAATCAGAGCAATTTTATCTGGCTGGATGCAGATTGTTGCATCTGGTGTTACAATTTTTGCAGTTTTTGAATTATGAATATTGTCAAGAGCAACAGGCTCATTGCTGAAATACATTTCCCAGTTTTCTTTGAAATCCGACAACTTCTCGTCTGGGACTCCGCAATATCCAAAAATCTGTTCCATTTCATCACATGACACGGTTACCATCTCCGGGCTGTCTTTCTTCTGTTCTCTTACTTCCTGCAAAGATTCAACCAGACTTTCCGCGAAATTGAATGTTGTATTTCCTTCGAAATTGTCCATGATAAAATCTGAAAAGACATTGATCTCGTTGCCGGGTATACGGGGAATTGGTGCGCCAAGAACGTTTTCAATGAAGTCGGGATGAATATTCTTTATGTTTTTGTTGAAATACAAGGTTCCATGAATATCAGTGCTTCTGTCATTGAATATAGGGAATAAGAATCCTGTTTCTGGTCTTGAGACTACCCAATCACGAATTCTGTCTTTGATGTTATTTTCAGCCACATCATAGCTAAGCCCAGCCTTTGAAAGATTTACTGGACAAATGCTGCACAGAATGTGTTCATAAATTTCTTCTGATGCATCGTGCATTTCGGTTCCATCAGAAGCTTTTCCTGGAATGTCATATACTGCATGAATGAGAACTATGTAGTAATTTTCGTGATAATCGTAATTTTCAATCACTTTGTCGTAGAACTCATCCAAAAGCTCATCATTTTTAAGCTTACTTGCTCTGATCCGCATAAGAAATTCCTGTGTTCCACCCTCTTTTTCCTGTGATAATGGGAAATCAAGGTTCATAAGGTTTTTTCCAAGTCTGCCAGACATGGTTTTCTTGAAAATATCAAAATACTTAAACATTTCTTCCTCTGGAAGAGACATGAATGCTTCTTTAATTTTGGTTTTCTTGTTCTTTTCTGCGTCCACATAACAACCACAAATGCGTGTGATTGTGCAATTGGCTGGAGTAAACTGTTTCTTAATTTCTGCGATTTCTTTCTTATTCATTCTTTTCCATCCTTTCTGCTTCTTCTGACTTCATGTTGATCCTCCAAGTTTTCAAACAACGGTTCTGCATATTCTTTGTAGGTTTCGTATTCCACTACGCCCCACGGATTGTCCCATTCGCAGCCTTTTTCGTTGCAATCGTCCATGTATTGATAGTCGCTTTCAATATGATTTCGGCGTTCAATTACTTTATCCTCAATGGGCGTGCAAGTTGTATCTATCGACACTTCGCCGGAAGCATAAAACCATTTCTCACATTCGGGACACAAAAACGGTGTGCCGGACAGAATATCGTTTGCATCTTCGCAGTCATAATCTATGCTGCTTTTGCAATATGGGCAGATCAGTTTGTCACTTGCATATTCTTCTTCAAAACCTGATGGTTCAACTTTTTCAAAGTCAATCCTGCGAATATGGTATTTTTTCTGGAATTCTTTAAGGTTCATTCTTCCTTACCTCTCCTCACAATCAATCCTCCACAATATGGACAAAATGTATAATCCAGTCGATTAAGTGGCTTTCCACAGCTGCACCATGCTTTTACGGGCCATGATTTATAGTAGTCTGGCATAGAACTATAATCATCTTCGCTCAGCACTTCCATTTTTACAATTTTCCCGTGCTTTGAATATTCTATTCGTGCATCCTCTTTCCCGTCAGAGTATCCATGACTGTATGCACTGCTCAGCTGATATTCAATGGATTTGATAGCATTATCTAAATACTTATAAGCCATTCTCCATCTCCTCCAGCTTCTTCGCGGCTTCTTCGCGGGTAAGGAATATTGTCCTGCCAATATCACTTTTGAAACACATTAACTCGCCGCATTCTCTATCAATTACTTCCAGATTGTATGACCTTGTTGTTATGTCAATTTGCGTTACTGTTAATTCGATAACGGGATTTTTAGCACCCTTATTAATCCTGAACATTATATCGCCAACCTTGCACGGCAATCTCGCAAGCAAGCCCTGTTCTTCTAAGTCTTCGTAATCACAGAGTTTTCGTGCTGCCGAAATATAATCGTGCTGTTTAACCCAGACATCTGATTCTCCGTCTGGTGTAATATCATATCTTTCTGTTAATCTCTCCATCTACTTCACCTCTTTCATCTTCTCCACCGCCAGATTCAACGCCTCTACAAATTCATCATTTAACGCTGCACGGTCTGGATTCTCGATAAAATTTTCAAGAGTATCAATTGCTTTCTCTTTTGGCGATAAGACTGTAGCTTTGCCCGATGCCGCAATTTCGAGAAGTTCATCAATATTGTCTTTCCATTCAGATATATCGCACAAATTACACTTACACTTATTGTTCTTTTTGTTCAATACGCATTCCGAACAGTTACGTCCATTGCAGTTGCCTAAATCAGCAATTCTATCAGCAAACTTTCTCGCTGTCATTCCTTTTTCTCCGAAAAGTTCTGACGCTTCGTAGAAAGCAAAATTTGCGTCAATATATGAATTATGAACAATACTTTCATCTTTGAAAATTTTTAAAATATTTGGAAATGTTTGTTCTTTTAATGGTCTACAATAGTCTCTTCCTTTCCACGTAATTCCCTGCTTTTCAGCTTCTTTAAGTAATTTCTCGTTCTCTCCTGGTGTTCTAACTAGAACGCATGTATTTCTTAAATCAATCATCATAATTTCCTCCTGTAATCTCATCAATACACTGGTTCCGGCCCATTCGCCGTTATCAATCCGCTTTGCCTTGAAAAGAATTTCTCTCATTCAATCCACCCTCCTTCACAATTTTGATTAAATCATCAATAAGTGCATCTGAACAATCTCCACTGCATATTGTGTTTTCACCATCATTGTATTTACATGATTTACAATCAAAATTTGCTCTTCTGTGTTCAATCTGCTCCACAACCTTGTCCACATTAAAAGCTGTAAACTGCCTGTTGACACAATCAATAAACTCTTTCTGGTCAGAACTAATGCTATTTCCAATATCCCATATTTTAATATATTCAATTAAGTCGTCCGCATCAATTAGTCTGCTCATATTTTATTCCTCCCACACTCCCAATAACCGCATTCTCTCATACAGTACAGCGACGGTCTTGCGTCTGTATCCGTAGAAGTCTTTCGGGTTCATCGGGATATATCTTTCTTTGCTGATTTTCCTGTAGCTTTTCCGGTGTAGGATATTCTCAATAACCATATCCGCTATCACCGTGTTTTTCGGGCAAGCTGACAAGGCGGCACTGGAAAGCAGGTATCCGTACTCTGCCGGGAAGTCTTTCAGCATCGTATTCAGTTTTTCTATGTCCTCTGCCGGAATACCGTAGTCTTTCAGTTTTTTATTCCTTGTCAGCATACCGTTCTCCTTTCTACTCGTCTGGGTGATGCTTATCGTACATGATCGCTACACATACAAGGCCGACCACTCCGGATATGGTTCCAAGGGTGAATCCTAATAAGAATGCAATCATGTTTCTTCCTCCTTAACATATTCTTCGCATTGCTCAGCGTACTCATAACTGTCCATCATGTTGCACCGGCTATCGCAATCGTCTTGTTTCTCGCAGCAGATACAGCACTTTGTTTCACCGTGCGGACACTCTAATTTGCAATATCCCATTTAGTCCTCCTTATATGGTTCTGACAAGCACATCCAGGCTATAACCTTCCAATACGACCTAGCACCAGTTAATTCCCATCGTTTCAACTTGCACTGGAATTTCGCATAGGTTGAACGATATATTCTTCCGTCCATGCAAGTTACTTGATATGTTCCGCTTACATCCGGCAGTCTCTCACTGACCGGAATCCAACCATTTTCTTTCTCGTCATCCATATTTTCGATATAATCCATGATTTTAAGCCCGAACTCATAAGCCGTTCCTTCAAAAGGTTTTCCGTATGGATTTATTGTTCTTTTTATGTAATCGTAAATTTTACTTTTATCGCTCATACTTCCACCTCCGAATCTTCCGGCATCTGAAACAGGATTGATTTTCTTATCTCATTTCCATAGCCTTTTAATACAGCAATTCCATGTGCCACACTTTCTTTTGTATTATAGCTTCCTGTGTATGCTGAACTCGCCAGCCCATTGCCAACAATTTCACCAGATTTGTATTCCATGTATGCTTCTTGAATCATATCCAGTACTTTGATTGCTTTTTCCTTCGATGAATAAGTCCCAAGCGCATAGCTATCTTTCCAATACATGGTTGCATGTCCCTTACCGTCGCTTAAAATCTCTATAGCAATCGGGCCTTCCATATTAGCTAAAATTTCCTTGTCCTGACTTCTGATTAACATTTTGCACCCTCCTAATATCTATCAAATTCAATGCTATTGTCTGAATAGAATCTGTAAGCATCTTCTCTGATTTTCTTAACTTCACGCATGATAATTTCTTTTGCTTTTTTGACAGCTTTGTCAAAATCTTCTGTTCCGAGATCGTAGTTATCAATGTTCAGTGCCTTGCTGTTGAGAAACAGTGCATCTCCACAGCTAACATATTTGTGGATACTTATTTCTAAAGAATTGTTCTTTAAATTGAAAATACTTCCGGTTTTAGGCTCTTCGTTATACTTAGCATTACTTTTGAATTTCATTGTTATCCTCACTTTCCACATGTAAGCAACTGTCACGCTATTGTGCAGTCCTCCATGGTTTCTAAATAAAATCTTTGATATTCATTTGCGGATTTCTTTCTAAAACAATCATTTCATCTTTAGCTCTCTGATAAAAATTTCTATCAATTTCAAATCCATATGCGCTTCTTCCAAGTTCCATGGCTGCTCTCAATGTGCTGCCACTTCCGCAGCATGGGTCAATCACTACATCGCCAGGATCGGTAAATATTTCGATTAATCTTTTCAGAACGGCTACTGGTTTTTGTGCGGGATGAATTTTAGGAATATCCTTTCCGTCTTTTTCCCACTGAAACCAGTTAAAAACCATCTTTCCAGTACCGCGAATAGTCTTTCCGTTTTCATCCGTCTGTGCTCCATTTCTGAACTTTGGAAGTTTATTTCGGTAAAACACAAGTGCGTATTCTGTAGCCCCTACCACACGCATGTTAGCTTTTAGTACCTGTGGGCTGTAATTTTTAATGAACACAAGCGGTATGTAGTGAACGAATCCATGTTTCGCGGCCGCATTGATCAGCGTTTGTATTTGCTCAAACGAACAAAATACGATCATGCATGGTGCATCTGAACTTCTTCCTCTTGCGCCTGCCTTTTTAGGCTCTTTTCTCAACATTTTTGAACAGAAGTGAAAATATTCATACAGATTGAAATTGAAATCTGAGTTGAAAGCTGCTTTTCCGGCTAATTTACTTTCACCATTCTTATTATCTCCGCCCGTGTACCACATTGGATTACTGCCATAAAAGTTGTTTCCAACATTGTAAGGTACATCCGCAATTACAAGTTGTGCTCTTGGAATTGCATATTTTTTATAATTCTGCATAGAATCACGATATATTTCACATTTTAAATTCATTTTTTTCTAAGAAGCCCGGTATACCCTTGCCCCGGCCGGAGGCTGGCTCCTTTCTTTTTTAATTAATTGTTTTTTTGCTTGATTAAATACAACCTCGTTTCACGAGGATAAGTGTTATTCCTTTCTTTTAACCATCTTCATATTTACTCGATTTCATTCAACATCATTCTTAATTTTCCGTAACATGGACAAATCCTTGTGTTATCGAAAATATCTCGCAGCAACACACAATGCGGATAAATCGCATCGACCTCGTAAATGTGTTCCACTTTTTCCTCTCCGCGTTCTGTGTACTTAATGCGATTCCCTTTGCGGATCCCGTACCTTTCTGCCAGATACGCTCTCAATTCTTGAATCGTTATGGCATTATTCCTCATCTGAACATCTACTCTCATTTTTTCTCCTAAAAACCGATTTTATCTTCACCATCGAGGATTTCTTCATCCTCATCGTCAAAATCGAAATCTGGCGTTTCTTCTACATCAGTTACTTTCCATTTCGACATGTTCTTTCCTCGCTCAACCAGTTCTGCCCTCTGCTCTTCTGTCAGCTTTCTCGGGGCACGTAAATTTGGCACGTATTTTCTCGGAACATGAGCGAAAATCGAGCCATCTTTGTTAATTGCGATAACCTTTACATCTTCCGGGTTTTCTTCTTTCAGTTTAAGTGTTCGATTCTTTAAAGTACTTCCGTTGTATGCCGATACCTCAGCATAGTCACTTCCACGTATCCATGCGATACTACATTCATTGCAATTCTCCGCCATTATCTTCCCTCCACCTTTAATATTTTTCTCAGCTTCGATGTGAGTAAGTCAAACTGTGCAAGCATGTCTTTGTCCTTGTGCTTTCTAACAGTGATATCGTCTTCCGAATCATCCAGGTAATATTCACCATTGATAGGCTCTCTGTAGTCTATTTTTGATTTGAAGTCCCACCCGGAAAGATTGAATCTTTCAACAGTTTCTTTCCGGGTAAGTGTATCTACGAACGTCCCATCTAAGGTGTACAGATCGTAAAGTTTCATCTTTCACTCTTTCTTACCAGCCGGTATTTTCTGTGAGAATTGCTCCCTGAAAATTCAATCAGCCCATCATCCGCAAACTGACGTAAATGTCTCTGAACTGCACTGGGGCTTAAATCCAATTCCTCAGCTATCGTTTTAATCTGTGGCATTTCGCCTTTGCGTTTTTCGTATTTTACGATGAAATAATAAATATCTTTACGATTCTGCTCGTATTCCTTATGTTTTCTGCTCTTTATTTCACGTATAGTCATTTCTCGTAGTTCCTTTCATCAAGCATTTCTTTGAATTTCTCAAAGGCTTTGATTGAAGTTTTGTTGTTCTGCTTTTCGGGTTTCAAAGATATCTGAAGGTGGGTGTCGATGATATGTGATAAATCACGGGCCAGAGTTTTCTTGCCTTGTCGGATACCATCACGATATCCTTTTGCCGGGCGGTAATCAGCAATCTTCTCTTTTCCTTCATCCTGTCCACCACCAGTCTTGTTTTTCACAATCCATCCGGCATCAATGGCTTTCTGGATGTATTCTCGTTCTTTTTCATCAAGCTGTGATACCGGGCAATGGAAAAAATCAATCTTGTAGCCGTTCTTATTATCTTCTGAATACAGCCCATGTGCTTTCATGGAACGATCAATATGCTGCTCGTATCCTGACATGTGTTGCGCCAGTCTGGTAAGAAGTTTCACTGACTGCCCGATATATCCATGAGTTTCGGTACGCCAGAGTATATATATTCCGGTTCCTTCATCCAGTTTCGGATTTACTTTCAGAAGTTTCTTCTTGTTGCTAGCTTCAATGGCTTTTGCCTGTCTGAATTTCTTGTAATCCAACTGAAATTCCTTTCAATTACGAAAACGGTAAATCCGGATCGTAAGCCGGTTCAACAAATGTGTCGCTTGCCGGTGCTGACGGTGGAACTGCGCCGGTGCTTTCAGGCTGGTTGCTTCTACCCTTACTTTCCACAAATTCATGGGTTTCTATCAGACAGTCATTTGTGTAAATTTTCTTTCCATCAGTGTCCGTATAGTTTCCAGTCTGCCAGCTTCCGATGACTGCAATTTTCATTCCCTTATGCAGGCATTTTTCAGCAAACTCCCCATTTTTACCAAGTGCAACACAATTTATAAAATCTGCTTTCCGCTCATTATCTTTACGATACTGTCTTTCTACTGCAAGAGTGTATCTGGCAATGGTTATGTTATTGGTTCCGGTACGTATGTCCGGGTCTTTCACTAATCGACCGATCAAAATTACTTTGTTCATGTTATTTCTCCTTATAAGCTTTAGGCATCGGCATCCACGCCGAAACCGTATATTTTATCTCTCTTCCAACTCCAACATCTGCCCATTCACCGTTTCCAATATATCTCAGAGATGTTGGCCATTCAGCACCCTTGATTGTTACCGTGTACTGCGGCAGTTCCTCGATATCAGCATCTTCGTCCGGCTCTGGCGGTAACATTAATTCTGTCGGAATCCATTCAATCACCGGATTATATGATGTGAAACATTCCTTTGCCTTTTCCAGTGCATCATTCCATCCTCTGTCGTACAAACTGGATATTGAAGAGATTTCCTTTTTGTTTTTGTCCAGAACATTAATTAAAATTTGCATCCTGTCACTCCTTTTTATCCTCGTAAAAACTCAAGTAATCAAACCACTGGTCTTTGATAAAATGCCCGATGATTTTTACTGAACTTCCCCATCCTTTTGTTGCGACCCGAACATGCTTTCCTTTTAAATCCACAAGATCTTCAACGCCAACTACATCCATAATTCGCATGATTGCTTCCATTCCGGAAGCAGAACCTTTAAATTCTCTGGCTCCCAAATATCCATGTCCAAGAGCATAGCCGCCGTAAACGACTCCCCATCCGCCACCGTTCAGCGTAAGATCAAGTGAAAGTACTCCGTGATCTCTGAAATTTAATGATACATTTGTAATCTCAGCGTTTTGAAGCTTATATCCATCCGCCAGTAAAAGTTCTTCTGTCCATTCTTTCAATTTTATTCCTCCTCATAATCGTTACAGTACAGCGATCCGTAATCCCAGGCTAATGTGCAGCAATTACGGAATCTGCATTTGCTACAATCTGTCATTTCCATATCCCCTTCTCCTTTCAAAACGGAAACAAATTCAAATCAACTTCCAGTCCAGCTCGTCCAATCTGAACCAGAACATTATCCCCAACAACTTCTTTGACTTCTTTAAGCATTTTTTCAGCATCCGAGGCATCACCACTCAAATGTACCAGTGTTATCGTTTTGAGCGATTCTGTGAGATTTTCCTTAATGAATTGCTTGCAAGTTGACAAAGAACAATGCCCGGTGATCTGGTGTTTCCACTTCGGGTTGTTTCTGTCTATCAGTTCCTCGCAGTAATTACAACCAATAACCAAGTGATTAAGCTCCATTAATTTGAATTTGTACCGGCAATGCTCAAAATCTGTCAGGTAAAGAAGCTTTCCCATTTCCTCATGTTCCACTAGATACCCGAAGTTCGGGCACAGTTCTTTATTTGCAGATGTATGCGGCAGGCTAAACGGAACTGCGCTGAACGAGCCGATTTTGAAGTATTTCTTTTCAGCAACAGCTTTTATAGTTCCGTCCGTTATGCCTAAGTTTTTGATTGTTTCTTGCCCGGTATAGACCGTGATTCCGGCGTTCATGATTTCATGAATAGCTTCGGTGTGATCACCTTAACCATGTTCATGTGAAAGAAGCACACCGGAAATATTGATTATCTGGTAGTCAATCCCTCTGAGGATTTTCTTATACTTGCATCCGCAGTCAAGAAGAACAATCTCGCCTGTGCTTGACTGCAAAGCGTAACAATTTCCTTTCGTACTTCCTGTTGAGATTACTCGCATGAACAAATGGTATCACCTCTTTTCTTTCCATAAAATTAATCCCTATTATTTTATAATCCCGATACATTTAAAGCTGAGGTAATTTCTTTGATGCTATCTCTTATTTTTCGCGGAAGAACGTAGTCTCCATTTTCATTTTTTAAATCCATTACATTCGGAAGATTTTCTCTAAGAAGTTTTAATTCGTATCTTCCCAAGAAAGTCGATTCCAATTTTGTTTTTCCTTCTTTTGGAAGAATGAATATTGGTTTGTTTGAAATATATGCATACATAACCATACTCATTGCCTCTTTCGCCTGTTCTTCTGTTGAGTAAACAGCCATAATTGTTCCTTTTTCACCGACCTTTGGAATGTATGCTCTTATGATATTTTCAGCTCTGCTTAATGAAGTGTTTTCGTAAGGAATGTCAATATTTCCTGTCTGACTAATTAATCTCATTTCATTCTCCTTTCAATTTCCAAATCCATACTGTGGCATAATTTAATACAGTTTCCATGAAGCATATGGTTCCTACATGCTTCATATTTTTCGTTGAATTTTTCCATTGGCATCTTTTCTTCGTTTACTGCACGAACCCATCTACGAATCTTTTCCTGAGTATTTCTTTTTCTGTCACCACGTAATTTTCTGATATATTTTCCCTCATCAGTCACGTAATGGTGGAATCCAAGATAACACAGTCCCATTCGAAACGGTACAATTTGCGATTTTGGGTTCAATTCCAACCCGAGACTTTTAACCATCATTCGAATTGCTTCAAGAATTTCTCTGGCGATGTCTTTTGTTTTGCACAACACATAAAAATCATCGTTATATCGTCCATAATATGGATTTCCAAACTCAATCGTTATCATCTGATCTAGCGAATGAAGTAGTAGCAATGCATATTTCAGGTTGACCTGGTTCCCTAATGGCAGCCCTGGATTTTCTGTGCTATCAATAAATAAATGATTCAGCCAGATTGTAAAATTATCATCAAAATAGTAGTCAAGCACGTCTTTCATTATTTCATGATCTATGCTGTAAAAGTATTTATGAATATCACATTTTACAATCCAGCCATTAATTCCATTCTTTTCATAGAAATCCAACATTTGCTCCTTTAAACCGTCCATTGCCATATGTTGTCCTTTTCCCTGTTGTCCAGCGGTATTCCATTTAATCAGAATTTTTTCAAGCTTCGGTGTCAGAATGTAATCAGAAAAGCATCTCTGTACTACTTTATCCTTAAATGCACATGATTCTATCGTTCGCTCTTTTGGCTCATGGATTTGAAATTTATTATATGGATTTATGGTATACGTTTGGTTTTCCAACTGTTCCTTTAGAAGGTGAATACCTTCAAGAGATAAATTAGAAAACCTTGCAGTGCCTGAGTTAAATTTTTTACCGCTTTTAACCTTCTTGTAAGAACGATATAAATTCTCAAAATTTGCAACAATATCTTTATCCATTGTTTTTGTCCCTTTATATTTATCCATTCCGGAAAGGTTATGCATTTACTTGTATCTTTACTGATTTCAGCTTTGCGCTTACTCTGTCTGCCTGTGATCCAGGTTGGGCGAACACCGTTACTGTTGTTGTAGTTATTGCTGTTGATATTGCCGGAAGGCGAAACAACGGTATTGCAACGCATAACCCAAGTTGTTACCTGTTTCTGTCTTTTGTTCTCCATGAAATAGTCATGTACTTTATATCTTTGACCATTTGTGACCATGACTCCATTCCACCGGAGTTGATAATTCCTAATTCATATGAAAGTTCTATAAAGTACATCAACTCATCACAATGAGTAATGGCTTTCGTTTGAAGCTCTAATCGTTCTCTTTTATAATCTTTCAGATCAGTTCGGTTGGCTTCAAAAAGCAACTCGTAGATTTCTAATGCTTTATTTTGCATTTTATCTACAAGTGAAAACCTGTATTTCTTCGGGTATCGTCTGGCATTGCTCGTAACTATTAATGTATGCTTTGCAAGCTGCTTAGCTTTTGTTATTACCTTTAAATCTTCATTTGCCATTAATCATCACTTCCCAATTCAAAGATTGAAGAAGAAAAGATACAAACTGGGCGAACACCGCAACTGCCGCGGTAGTCATCGCCGCAGATAAGGCCGGAAGGCGAAACAACGGTAAGTGTTGAATTGTAATCATTTACTGGTGTACTCCATGGCGTAATCAACCACCACCATTTCGGCATGTTCGGAAGTAATTTACGATATTTCCGGTACTCATCCACAGTCAAAAGTGAAATCTTATCTTCGCAATGTCCGTATTCTGTCTGCCCGTCCAGAGAAAGTAAATCACGATCAAATCCGATGACTGCATCTTCTCCTAATTCGTTCGCAATCTTTTTTAAGAATTTAGTGTTTAATTCTTCTCGAAGTTTACTTGAAAGCCAGTTGTTTGAATCCGAATCAAATGTTCTTTCTTTTCCATCAAATCCATTCAAAATGGCAAAATATCCTTTTTCTGTCTTATCCAGAATCATCCATTCCATTCCGGCAATTTCTACCGTTTTACCAATTTTCGGTTTTTCCATATGCTGCTTTTTATATTCGGCAAATTCTTTGTTGATCCGGTTTAATTCATTTTCAAAATATTTCAGATTTTCCTTCATTTTTCATTCCTCCACTTTAGATACAAAGATATTAGATTTTAAGATACAAACTGGGCGAACACCGTTACTGTAGTTGTAGTTACCGCTGTAGATACCGCCGGAAGGCGAAACAACGGTAACACTTTTTCCCCCTCCACGTTCTTTCGTTGACCATGGCGATAATGTCCAATACCAATCATCCAAATATTGATTCGGTATGATATCTGTATATTCACGCGCTTCATCAAATGTAATAGGTCGAATTTTACAATCAACAGTTCCGAGTTTCTGTCCATCTACCGTAATAATATCTGCCGTATGTGTTTCAATATTTTCTGCCCCGAATTCTTCTTCGAAGTCTTTCAGAATTTCAGTGTCACACAGTTTCTTTACCTTTGATGTTTTGTAATCTGAGGTATCACCAAACTCTACATTTTCTTTCACCAGATTAAAAGAAATAATTTTCGTTGTATCGCCATACTGCTCTAATACTTTGTATTTGCGTTTCCCCGTAGTCTGGAACACATCACCAGGGCTCATACTTGACAGTGCAATCTTTCCGGCTTTTCCCTGTTTTTCCAGAAGTTCAACCAGTTCCTTTGCTTTTTTTAAAATTTCGTTATTGTTCATTTTTGATACCTCCCTATCTTGCTGTAAACGTAATTAACAAGTTAATAACGTTGAGAATAACCAGTGTAATCATCATCGGCAATGTTTCTTTCTTTGCGAACGCATAAACTGTTGCAATAATCCATGCGATAAGTGAAATTGCAAACATGACAACCAAACACGAATGAACCATATCACATTTCCTCCTGTTTCATAAAATCCGGAATCTCTGGTTCTTTACCTGCTGCCGGGACTGGTTCTTTTTCTACCGTCTGGACAGTTTCTTCAACCGTCGGCTGCTTCGGCTGTTCCTCGATTGCCATTGGCTCTGGGATAAATTCTTCGGTGTTGGCGTTCTGTTCGATTTCTTCCTGTACTTCTTTATATGTGGCGTCCATCATGTTGTATTCGTAAGCCTGCACTGGATTGTCCCATTTCTTAGGAATAGACTTCATAATGTTGTTTCGCATCTTACGAATAATCATTGATTCTTTTGACTGTGTTTCGTAATAAGACGGTGAAATGTACGGCCTTAATTCCTCGCAATCAATAATTGCTTCCAGCTCTCCAATGTCAGAGACCTTTTTCATAATCTCTTTTTTCTTTGCTTCGATCTGAGCTTTCTGTGCATCCGTAGCTTTATATCTGTCTGCGCAAATTCCAAAAGTTTCATTCTGGAGGTTATTCTTGATGTGTGCTGCAAGATTCTTCAAAACATCTGCTCTTTCACATGAAAGGTATTCGATGTGCCCGTCCTTGTATTGAATCGGATATACAATACGGACTACCTTACCTACGCCAGATTCTTCCCATTCCGGTGGTGTAATTTCTACGCCTTTATGTCTTGGTGGTGTATATTTGTCTCCCTCTCTGACTTTCCAGTACGGAAATACTTTAGCCACATTGACACCGTATCTGCTTACAAGGGCATCGTTTCCATCGCCCTCAATCGCAAATTCAACTTTCTTTTCCCACTGAGGTTTCTGTCCTTTCGCTGCTACATTTACGTTTCTGATCTGGAAATAGCATTCTCTTGGCTGTGCGTTTGCGTTTAGCTTTAATGTTGCTACCTTGCTCAGAATAAATTTAAGATTAGAACCGTTGATTGCGTCAAAATTGGCGCCGCTCTCATGTACCATCTGGAAAATAGATCCCATTGCTGCCACTACGCAATCTTTTGAATAAGAATCAAACTCCATTCCTCTTGAAGTCAAATCTCTTTCCATTAAATCGACATACCGATTTGTGTAGTAGGAAAGTTGTGTGTTGAAATTTGCTACCTGTGTGTTTTCTGCCATTTTAATTCTCCTTCTCTTTTCTAATTGCTTTCGCAAATGATTTGCATTTCAAAAACATTAATATCGTTCTAACCGGCATACTTTTTATTGCTTCAATATGTTTGGTTCGTCCTCCAAACATTACCCGTTCCTGTTCCAGAAGTGTATTAATATCATCGATTGCTTCGCCCGGAACGAATTTTCTCTTTGATTGCAAATACTGTTTATGTTCGTTTTCCCATACACAATGTTTGCACTCTGGTTTAAATGATGGGGCTCTACGCCCTGTTCTTTTGTCTAAAAAAGAACTCGCACAATATCTACATGGATTTCTTTAAACTGACATTTTGCCCTCCTTTTTAATATCATTAAAACTTACTGCACTCTGCTGTACTCATTCTTATCCAATCTTTTCAGTGCTGTTCCATTGAAATTCGATTTGTAGCCTCGCTTTTCCGTAGCTCCTCGTAACTCAGCCTCTCCATAGCTCTTCAATTCTTCTCTACTCAGTACCTTCGCAAAGCGCCTTGCGGCACTGTCATTCCGTTTGCTATGTTTATTTTCTCTTTTTCAATCAGGTCTTAGCTTTGCTTTTCCGTTTCATATCATTTCACTTTCAACTCTTCCCACTTGAAGCGACCTTTGCCTGAATTTCTCCACTGTCCGATGCCTCTTAATTCCCCGTAATCAAGCCATTCTCTTACTACAGCTTCATGACTATCGCATAAACATTTAATCGTAAATTCAATCTGACTTCCAGCCGGAATGCTTTCACTGTTTGCCAATGCAATTCTTTCACCCTGTGCTGTCTGTCCTCTTAATGGTCTCTGACAAGTTCCCATTTCACCGTCAAAATGAATCGGAATTTTTCTTTCTTCAACAAAAATCAGACCATCAATTTCTTTCTTATAAGCCTTGATTTTAGATGATCTTGAACCGGTGACTTTTCTGAGCATACCACAAGCATCTTTGAAAAAGCCTTTGATCTGATAATCCCAGTAAATTGGAACACCGTTGTCTCTCGGAAATACTGTCATGGATTTCTCCACAACTTCTTCTACTCAAATAGCTTCCACCTCTTCTTTTCTTGTCGGTGCATCTGGTGCATTTGAAGCAATAAACTTTTCATGAATTTCCGGTTCTGCGCTTGCTGTCCCTAAAATTTCCTCTAAAAATGTTAATCTTACCTTTAATTCTTTCATTTTCTTTTACCTCTCTTTTTTTATAGTATTTGGTGCTTTTCCTAACTGTTCGATTCTATGCCGCCGCATTGCTATGTTTCGCCTTGCCCTTGCGTTTTCGTTGCTTATCACAGCTCTGCCCTGCTTCTCCTTTGCGACGCCACTCAGTTCCATGCCATTGCCCTACACTTCATCGTTCGTCATTGACTTGCCATTCCTTTGCGATCTCATCAGTGCGCTTCTATTCCACCGCTACGCCTATCGAAGCTCTTCCTTTGCGAATCTGTTCGAATTATTTTTAAATATTTTTCACACTTAATTCCCCATCTGAAACCTTCAACAGAATCATCTGTGTATCTAATCCTGGAATCCTGTCCGAATTTACACTCTCGGTATCGTCAACCCAAACCGGAAGTCGTAAGTCGTTCATCTCCTGTAACCCCATCACAAGGTCAATGTCGCAAAGGATCCGGTCGCTGTGGTTCAGGCCGTTTGCGTAATCAATACCGTTGCAAATCATCCGGCAAGTTTCCAACGGTTCTCCATCCTGCGTGTAGTCAAGGAACTGGAACTGAAAATGTTTGAAGTGCGGATTAATCACTGCTGCCAGTGCCTTGTTCTTCTCAATGGAATATTCGGTCAGCTGATCTACTTTCTGCTGAATGTTTGCCTGCTTCTGTGAAAGCTTTTTCTGCTCTTCCTGCAACGCTTCAAGGTTATTAGCTTTTTCCTCAAGCCTTGCAGTCTGAGCCTTAATCTTTGCTTCAACATCTCTGAGTTTTGCTTCCAGAGAATGACGGTTGTTGCTTAACAAAATCCTGTCATTTTCACCGTTTCCGATTCCATTGAGACTTTCTTCCAGTGCTGAGATTTTGCCGCAAACTGCCTTGTATTCTTCATCGCCAGACATATCCGGTTCTGGAATCGGTTTCTCTACTTCCTTTTCTGTTTCTGCGATTTCAAGTGCCAGAGATGTGATTTCTTTCTTAGTAGCTTCGATAACTGTTTCTGCTTCTTTCTTAGTTTCTTTCGCCGTTTCCAATCCCTTGGAAGCTTCGTTGCCGTCCTCAGTGATCTGCTCCAGTTTGGTTCGTTTATTTTTCTCAAACTGTTCTTTCTCTCCTAATTTTTTGGATATCCTGGACTGCTTATTAAACTCAAACTTGCGTTTCGCAGTTTCCACCTGTTCTTCCGGAAGTTCCTGTCCGCATGTCGGGCAAACAGCTGATACCGGGTCAAATTCTTCTCCACGGATTGCAGTAAGTTCGGTATCGCCGTCCCACTTCTCTTTTAATGCTTCCGTATATTTCTTTTTAGCCTGTGCCAGTGCTGCTTTGTGGCGTTCAATTCCTTTGTTAGCGTGTTCCAGATCCATTTCAGCAAGTCTTAATTTGTTCTCTGCGTTTTTCTTGTCGGATTTCAGCGTATATAATAAGGAAGTTATTCTGTCATGTTTTTCTCTGGCTGTTTTACTAGCTTTCTCAACCAGTGCGTCACGTGAACGCTTCAGCCCTGCCAATTCAATAGAAATCCGGTCGTATTCTCTTGAAGCATCACTGAGTACTTTCTCCTGCTTCTCGTTTTCTTTCAGCAAGTCAAGAAGATCGTCTCTCTGCGCCGGAAGTGTTTCATCGCATTCAACCTGTCGGCCCTGCTCTTTTCTGATCTGCTTTGCAATATCATCAACATCTGACTTGGCTTTTCTCAGGTCTCTTCTGCGGGCTTTTAAGATTTCTTCGATAGAATCTCCTTCCACACCTTCGCTTTTTATCCATTCATATTCCGGATGCTCTGCTCTGAACTGTGATTCACTGAATCCAGCTATTCCTCCCAGTGTTTCCCTTGCTTTTGCTGTTGCTTTCTGGATCTCATTCAAAAACACTCTGGCGTTGCTGCACATGGCAATCGTATCGGGGTCGGCAATCCTTTTAAGAATCTCCATATACTCGGTTTTGTTCCGCTTAATTCCGTTGACGTAATATTCAACCGTATTGGATGACTTTCCTTTCTTGGTCTTTTTCTGGATAACATATTCCGTTCCGTCAACGTCAATAACCAGTTCTCTCACCACTGGATCATCAACTTCTTCACCGTCAACCTTTCGGCGGATATTGTTCGGAAGTGTTCCATCTGCCAGTTTTCCGGTCAGGACATCAAAATATGCGTCCATCAGAGAAGTTTTACCCTGTCTGTTTCTTCCGGAAACTTCTGTTCTTCCTGCGAAATCAAATTCTCTTGCTTCAAATTTCTTATAGTTTTCAACGCTCAGTTTTTTCAAAGTTACCTTTTTCATCTTTGATTTCCTCCATCTCCATTATTGAAACTTCGTATGCTGTTTTTCTAACATAAGAACCATCTGGCTGCTTTTTCCAATAATCACGGCTTTGCATACGTCCCTTTAATCTAACTTTTGTACCCACTTTCCATTCAGAAGCTTTCACCGCCAGATCTCTCCAACAAATACAGGAGATGTATTCTGACCGCTTGTATCCATTAATTGCCACGCAAACTTCGCAGATTGTCTTTCCTAATGGCGTTTTTCTCAGCACCGGCTTCTTGCAAATGTTTGCAGTCATTTCTACCGTATTCACAAGAAGCGTCCCTTCCGTGCTGACATCATATGCTTCCAGATACATATACTTTTTCTCTTGGTGGTCCGCTCTGACCCATTTGGAACGGATTCTTCCCGAAACCTTTATCCAATTCCATTCCCGAAATGTACCTTTAAGTCTGTTCGGGATTTCCACGATGATATCGTCCGGTGTTCCACTGAAGCGGTCACTTCTGACGACCAGAAAGCTTTTGCCCTTCCTTGGCTTAAATTTGACTTCTGCCGGATCAGTTACAAATCCGGTCAGTGTTGCTTTGTTTAAATCTTGCATTTTTGCTTTCTTTTTCCTTCCTTTTAATGTCGTGTACGAAGTCATTGATTTTAAGCATCACTGCCAGCCCGACTGTACTCATTAAGATATAATCCAACGCCAGAATTGTGAGTGCATCCAAATCAGTCACAGCCCAGCATACGGCAAAGAACACGATTGCCAGGCCAGAAACTCCGAACACTGCAAGCCCCTCTAAGTAAGTTCTCATTATTTTCCTTTCCCCAGCAATCCCATTGCCAGCACTGTAGTCAGCAGAGCAATGATTGCCAGATCTTTGTTCCTTGCTTCCTTCTCAAGGTCTTTGATGATCTCAGAAGCAAGTGTTTTGCCAGTTTCCTTAGTGATTTTAGACATTAAAAATGCCCTCCTGTGTTTTTATTTGTCAAATACAGGAAGGTGTGATATAATCAACCTGTATTTAACTTACTCAAGCTAAGTTAGATACGTGCTCCGGTTGGTGTTCCTGCACCGCCGGGGCTGCTTACAACTTAAATGCCTAACATGGCAGCCAGAACGTTTTTGTCGACGTAATCGCTATCTGAAGTATCAAGATAAGCTTCAACAGCTTTCAATCTGCCTGCCAACAGGGCATATTCTTCTTCAATGGTCTCCGGGATAAAATCCACGGAGCTTTCTTTTTCTACAGCCATCAATTTTCTTTCTCCTTTTCACAGTATGGACACGGGGCATTAAGTAACAGGTTGTTCAGCACCGCTTTTACAGATACAAAATTTTCCTCCATATCACGTAATGCTTCGCACACATCATAATATTTTCTGCTTCCTTCAGTCGTTGTGATGCCGACGCATATCGCGCGATACGTCCCCGACTTTTCACTGCTGAAAACCTTACATTCAAAGCACACATTTGCTTCTGGAACTGTGTCCTGTGCTTTCCGGCACATTCCGTATAAGGTATCAGCATAAAGGTTAAATTTCTCTGCTTTCGTCATTTGTCCGCTCCCATCCCGGCGTTTACCGCCTTGAAGATCATCTGTTTTGTTTTTTCCTCTCCGAACGCTTTCGAAAAGGAACTGTAGGTACGAGATATGATCTCCGAAAGATCGTGGATGACTTCATTTCCCGCACCGTTGATTGATACGTTTCCTTTTTCACATTTAATCATCTGATTTTTACCTCCTGATTGTGCATCTGATTTATTATGCTGCTATCTGTTCAATCACCGGAAGAATTCCGTTCTCTTTCAACGTCTCATAAAGAAAGATTCTTCCTTTCTGTGACCACTTGGTATTCATCTTCACATCCGGTCTGCCATCTGATCTCACAATGTCAACTGTTTTGGAATGCGTATATCCCATTCCGTGATATTTACTGTATAATAACCACTGGTCGCTTTGCTTATACTGGATTCCCAGATCATGAAGGACTTCATTCATCCTTTTACCGGACATTCCATAATCTTTTGCAATCTGGGTGATTGTTACAAGCCCTGGATTATTCAAGATTTCATCGTAGTAGTCAGCTTTCGGTTTTAATTCTCCGATGATCTGATTTTTCATATTAACTTCTGTTGACAGCGACTTAACAGAGTCTTTCAGCTTCGCAATCGTCTGGTCCGCCATCTTTAATGCTCTGGCAAATACCTGTTCCGGCGTGTTCCAGGCTTTTTCGAGATCGATGAGATACTGTCGGCATTCTTTTCCTTTTTCAGTTCTACTCATAAGGCAAATGTGTTTCGCCATATCTACTGATAAAGAATAATCCTGTATTTCTCTGTGCGCTCCGTTATTTACAACCGTACCTGAAAGTACACTTGTAAAATCTTCGTTTTCAACGAATCCCTGAGAGTTTGTTTCGAACCATGCCGAAAATCGCTTACTGATTTCAAGAGAGTTATATAAATCTCTTGCTGATACAGTCGGTTCTTCGCCATTGTAATTAATTGGTATTAATTCGCTCATGCGTCTCCTTTCTGTGGTATACTCTCCTTATGGAAAGGAGGTGTTTGTTTAATGGTGTATTCTGGTTTTTGTGTAAAACAGAACAAGGATTATTTTGTCGAATTTACTCAAATTTCCGTTTCTTCTTTAGAAGATAAGAGTCCAAAATCTATTAACGGAAGATTAAAATGTAAATATGCCGGTTTTACAGGTTGTTGTAATCGTGCCAGCGATTGTTCAATTCTGCAAAATCTCAGTAAGTAATCCTCACGGCTCTCTGAAATATGGGAGCCTATTCTTTTGTGCCAAACTCAACTGGCATTTCCTGTCCTTTGAATCTAATGCTTTCGATTTCTCCGATGCCTTTCTGGTTCACCTGTAACAGTTTTAAATCCGTTGATAAATTTAAAGCATTCAGATCAATGGAAAGTGTCGGCATTGAGTTCCCAACCTCCTGCTTCAGTTCGAAGCTTCTTACTCCCTCAAGTCTGTGGCCGTCTACAAGGATTTCTGTAAATACTCCCTGTTCCTGCTCAACCTGATGGATTTCAATTTTTGATGCTTTCATGTGTCTCCTTTCTAGTTAAGAACTTTGAACTTTTTCTTTGAAAAAATAGTCCTGTATATCATCAGCAGAAAGTTCCAATAGATTGACTGCTTTGCAAATATCTGACTGTTTCCAAAACAGCTTTCCGTTGAGTTTCAGCGATAATGTACGTTCTGACCATTCCATAGCATTCGCAAAGGAACTCTGACTATCATATTTTTCAATGATTCTTCCCTTGAGCTTACTATAATCAAATGCCATATTCCACACTCCTTTCGGTTCAATGTTTTGAACTAATTATAATATAGCACTGCCTATGCACTAAGTCAATACATATTTTCAATATTTTTAACTTTTTTGTTTTGAGGCTTGAACTTTTGTTTCATGTGTGATATATTATCATTAGAAAGCGAAAGGAGTATAATACAATGGAAAAAGTTAGTTCATCAGAAAGATTTAAGACTTTGATGGACGAACGTAATCTGAGACAGGTTGATATTCTCAATCTTGTTCTTCCATATTGTAAGAAATACAATGTGAAAATGAATAAGTCGGATATTAGCCAGTACGTTTCCGGAAAGACAGAGCCTAGTCAAGAAAAACTGGTCGTCTTAGGGATGGCGTTAAATGTTTCAGAATCGTGGTTAATGGGATTTAATGTAGGACGTGCCAGAAAAGACACATCCCATCAGGCGAAAGAAGATTTTAATCTGATTTCAAAATTCTCATTATTAAGCGAACGTGACCAGAAAATTGTTTTAAGTCTAATTGATTCCATGCTTTCTAATTAAAAAAAGTGGGGCTTAATCGCCCCACTTCTCCAGAAACAGTTTTATAAATGTGTGCAGGTACTCTAGTGTGCCTGTTTTTTTTATTCCATTTATCATCTCGATAATCTCTTTCTTATAGTCCATAAAATAACCCTCCCTGTTTGCAAACTACTGCCTACATTAAAGTATATGCTCGATTAGCAGATGGAATGCCACGAACTTATGTTTGCATTATATCCTATAATATGTCTAATAAAGCGGAATAAGTGGGATGAAACAATATTTCCACGAGGTAATTGCCAATGGTATACCGGAATATTTACAATCGCATAGAAATTATTCGTGATAACAAAGGTAAAATCATTCCTCTTTGGAGCAAAATAAAATACAAGCATAGGAATATGCTGCATCTGTTTCGTGACATTTCTTTTGACTGTTGGTTGTCTGTGCATATGTTGTTCGGAACAAATGCTAGTACCTCTGTTTGTATATTCTTCTACGCATACCGGTGAACTGATGATGTAGTTGACGTATAATATAATTCCGATAATGGCCAGAATTTGTTTGAATGTTTTCATTGATAACACCTCGAATTTTATTATATTTCACTATACTACTTGTGCTTTAAATGATATAATATATACAAATTTTACTAAGGAGGATTTACTATGAAAAAGCATTTAAAATTATTAGCGGTGCTTGGTGTCACAAGCATTTTGGTTTCATCCACTTCTATCCCGACGTTTGCAGAAGACTTTGTTTTATATGATGAAAACGGAGTACACGTCGAAACAAAAGGCTTAACAGAGTCGCCATCAAAAGGAACCATTGGTTTGTATATCGAAAACAATTCTGATCTGAATTTAGGTATTGCACCTTACGCTTATGCCATAAACGGCATCATGGCTGGTGGTGACCAATATGGTCTTAATTCTGCCGATGTTGCACCAGGTAAAAAAGCAAATTCTACTATAGAACTTACCAGTGCTTGGGAAAAAACCAATTTTTATAAAGATTATCAAATGGATGAATTGAGCAGCTTCGATATTTTGCTGTGGGCTTATGATAATTCAAAAAGCTTTAAAGCTTTCGATAGTGGTCAGGTGCATGTTGATGTAACTGGAGCCACGGAAACATCTTCACCTGTGTTAAGTAACGTTCAAAACATATATGATAAAGATGGTATTAGCGTTGATTTTGTATCATCAAAAGAGAACAGTTTCACGTTTTGCATCACGAATACAACTGGTCAGTATTTTGTTTACGATGTAGTTTCTGAAACTTATAATGACTTTACAACTTCCGATGTGAATTATGAACTGTGCAACAAATATTTGCTGAATAATTGTAAAACAATTATAACCTTAACTCCAACTGACGATTTCCTTTCAATGAACGAGATTTCTGAAATATCAAAAGTAGATTTCGCATTAACAATCAGACCGTTGGCTGAATATGAAGGTGAATATACTACAGATTTAATATCATATCAGAAGTAAAATATAATTTTCTCATATCTTTTATTTATGGACTGACTGCCGGATATTTAAGCACTTTTATTAACACAGGAGAGCAGCTTTGGTAAATTTCCGGCAATTCAGCCCATTTACAGTATTAAACTGCTGTAGTATAATATCTGTATAAATACTATCTACATTGTAAATTCTACAACATTTCACCGTAAAAATTGGTAAATTGAATAAATAGCATGTTTTCGCATAACGAAAAAAGGGTGTGATATAAATGCGAATAGCGATACTTGACGATAACCAGCTTGATATTGATTATTTCAAGGCAAGGGCTGAGTCATTTTTGAAGAAAAAGGGCGACAGAACGTACCAGATTTCAGAATACACTTCTGGTGTCCCTCTTGTGGATGATGTGAAAGACGGTGAATGGTTTGACTTGATCGTGTTGGACATCATTTTAAAAGACGGCGAAAATGGTATTGATGTAGCATATAAGTTACGTGGCTCTGGTTATTCCGGAAGTCTGATGTTCTGGACAGCTCATGCCGGCTACATGCGTGATGCTTTTGATGTTCAGGCAACACAGTATGTTATCAAAGGGCATGAAGATGGAAGGGTGTTTTCCGTAATTGATACTACACTTGGAAGATTGGAAGAACGGATGCTCACTGTAAAATTCAAAGGTGATTTCCACAGGGTTTTCTTTCGTAACATCGAATATATAGAAAGCCGTGGTCAAATGTGCATCATCCATTGCACGTGCAGGCATCAGTATGGTTTTTACCGGCGTCTGCATGAGATAGAAAAAGTTCTGGATCGGCGTTTTGTCCGGTGTCACCGCAGTTATATCGTAAACATGGATTACATCGCAAACATTGCATCTGACATCAAGATGATTTCCGGTGATATCGTTTCAATATCGCAGAACCGAAAAAGAGAAATAGAACAGATATATCAGGAATATCTCGAAGAATAAGAAAAGAGTCGGGTTTTTATGCCCAACTCTTTTCCTGACTGTCCACTCGTGCCGCTGCTAACAGCCTCGAATTGGGACATACAGCTCTTCCGTTCATGCACGGTGGAATCAGTCTGCACTCTTCACTTGTGCGTAGCCACACAGGAAACTTTACATCATAAGTTCAACCCCTGTGCGGCTGTTGATAGTATACCTTGTTCTGAAGGAAAAATCAATCAGAACGTTATTTTGTATTTGCTTTCATATGCTCAATCACTCTCTTCCAGGTATCAATGCCGCAAGTTCCATTTGCCTTTACACCGACATTTTTCTGGAAAACTTTGAGGGAATCATATGTGTCATTCCCAAACTGTCCGTCAGCTTCTACACCCAACATTGCCTGAAGCATTGCCACTGCTGTACCGGAACTGCCCTTTCTCAGAATCGGAAGCCTTGTCTGGAAGGTGCCGGTGAGCGTGGTTGAAGGCGTACTTACTTTTGCACCGGTGGTAACGGCGATAGCCACGTGGTGGTTATCATTCAGAAGGATATCTCCTGACTTTAAATAGTCACCGGATGTCAGGTACTTACTGTCCGTCAGTACTTTCGCACCGGCAGCCTTCATTGCAGCCCTCATGTTTCGTGTTGTCAGATAGATACTGACCGCTTTGAGCTTTGTATTATTCAGACGATATCCGGCACCTTTTACAATCGCCGCTGTACTTGCACTGCAATCAGATTCACAAGCTACCGTGATCTGCGCCGGATCGTAGTTACTTGCCTTTAAGTGCTGCCAGAACGAATACCGGTCATTGCTGTTTCCGGCTGTGCCCTGATCGTACCCGATGAGATTATTCTGGGCCGCTTTTGTCGCCATATCTGCGATCATGGTTGCGATTTTGGTGTCATTGAATCTTAAGACGCAGAGCCATGGCCTACTGTACCAGTTCATGATCCGATATTCTGTACCAGTCTGATCTCCTGCTTTCCCACCTGCGTACCTTCCGTTCTCATCATGTCCGCAGTTACTGATTTTTACCATTGTTGTTTCTCCTTTCTGTGCTGATCCTCTATAGTCCTTGTAGAACACATCCATATCAACATTTCCGCTGATTCCGGATACTTTTCCTTTGCTGGAATACTGCCAGCCAATTCCTGCTTTTGGTTTTACTCTTGTTTGCATTGTCCCATTGTCGGGGTCTGGGTAATGAGCAATCCAGCACTCATACTTTCTGAGTGCGTCAGTCAGAACGCCGTTGTACCAGTCCGTGTTGCAGTAGATGCCGACCTTATAACCAGCTTTCTTCATTCTGGTCAAAAATGCGACTGCAATGTTTTCGACTGCCTGTTTACCGAGTTTTAGCTGATTAGACCACTCAAGGTCGTAGAACACTGGGAAGTCCAATCCTCTTCCATTCAGTGCGGCAATCACATCTTCCGCTTCGTCAATCGCCTGTGCCGGTGTCAGAGCGTATGAATACTTATACCCACCGACAAGGATTCCGTTGCTCTTGCATCCCTTGTAGTTGTACTCGAATGAGCTGTCAACACCTGTTTTCTGATGGATTCTTAAAATTGCGAATTTAATACCGGATTTAGCCACTTTCGTCCAGTCCGGTTTTTCTTGGTTAGATGATACGTCAATACCTTTAATTTCCATATTTATCAACTCCTTTTCATGAAACATATTTGTGATGGCTGTAGTGTACAGATTCCACACTCCATTGGTAGCTTTTTATGAAATTTTTAATGAACTAAATGGGAAGTCTTTATATTTGCTTATTGCGTTGTTGCTATTTTATCTGAAGCCATGCTTCCCATCTTCCATTGTTCATATTCCTGAAAAAAATACCTTTGTCAGTAATAGCATACGCAGTTAAATATTTTAAATTACCGTTAGATGGAACTACAAAAGCGTTTATCCATATTGTGTCTTCAATCGGCGTGTTTTTGGATGTAGAACCATTTCCTGAGTATATACCAGGAGAAGCAATGTTATTCCAATCTTCAACATTAACATCTACTTGTCTTAGTGCGCTTAAAGTTACTACTTTTAATTCATTAATCGCCCCCAGTACCGTCTGGTTGTTCGTCTGCAAGTTGCTAATGACCGCATTGGTCAGTTTCCCAACAATCCAGTTCCAGATTCCGCTGAACGGTGAAAGCTTGTTTGCCTTTGCCGCCGCATCGTAAATCATTAAAGAATCCGCATCCTCCGGTGTTGCTTTCTGTGAATACTCGTTAAATTTACCCATTCTGTAATCTCCTTTCTAACTCTTTGATACGTTTTTCTTGCTCGTCAACCTTTGCGCTGAGTTCCTGTATGGCTTTAATGGCATAGTTGAGAAGATACGGACTGTTAATCTGCTTAATGTCCATCTCGCCGTTTTCGTCATATCCGCCGCCCAGAGCCAAGTTCGGGTCGATTTCTTCCAGTTCATCCGCCACGAAACCGATGTTTTGGTGCCATCCGCCCATCCGCTCTTTCCAGTCAAACTGACGGACTTTCATACGATTGACCGTTTCGAGAGCGTCTGTTTCACTGCTTTCGATGTTTTCTTTTAGACGGATGTCGGAAACTTGTGAGGCTGTATATAGATAGTCTGTGCTAAAGCCAGATCCACCCCATTTAGCACGGATTCCTAAACGTCTGTATGTTGCCGCATCTCCATGTTTACTACCCGTTCCTGAATAAAGATAGGCCACTTGCGAACCATCTGCGCTTACGGACGCTACCGGTTGTCTTTTGACTTTGCCGGATGTTTTTGCTTGATTTTCCAAGTCGTAAAACATAAGGGTTCCATCGACAGTTGCGTTTCCGCCTACGCTCAAGCTTTTGCCAATAGTTGCACTTCCATCTGTCGAAAAATTTGCTCCAAGTTCGCATCCGTCCGTAAAAAGTGAGTTTGTATTTATTCGGACTTTATTGTTCAGATAGCGAACAATATAGCCTTCCCATTTTTTGCTCGTATCACCTTCCATCCAAAGTTCAGGCACTTTATTCTGGACTTTCTGTGCGTACAGCCCATACTTTCCAAGCATCAGCGCATTGTAGTTGTCTGCATCTGTGTAGTCCGTATACAATCGCAATCCGGCAGTGTTAAGAGATACCATCGGGTTTCCGGTGTTTTTATTAAGTACGACATATCCGGTATATCCTAATCTCGATATCTGATTTCCGTCAGCATCGTAAATCTTCAACTGACCGTTTCCATTATTCGTGCCGCCAAGACTGATGACGCCACCTTTCATGGCATTGAACGAAATATACAGCGTCTGGTTTCCACTTTCATCTTTTTCGTAGTACAGCCCCTTAAACTTCCCATCGTCTGACAGGATATCAACTATCTGCTCCTGTGTCAGTGACGCCACATCAACCGCAACGGAATATGTCTGGTAGTCCGCAAGCTTCGTTTTCGACTGATCAAAATACAGTGAAACCTTGAGCATGTCATGGGCATTGAGCGACAGGCTATTGACATTAACGTTCAGCCGGTCAAGTGCCGCAGTCTGCGATACCGTGAGTGCCGACCATGTAGCGCCGTTGTCGGTGGATTTTTCCAGTTTCCACCAACCTTTTTGCGACTGTGCAATTTCTCCGTTTCCGTCACGATAGAATGAATCTACAATGAGCGGCGCCGGTGTTATCTTCTTGTCTGCTCCCATCAAAAGAACGTCTGCATTGCTCTGGAAGAAATAAGTCCTTCCGGCAGCCCCCTGTTCGCCCTTAATCTTTGTCCAACTGTACTTCGTCGGATCAGTGCTATCATCTGGCGTGTAATCAGTATACTGCCCGATATACAGCTTATTGACACTATCGTCTACGGAGAAACCTGTTCTGCCATCAGCGCTATTCGCATAAGCGATATGGAAGTATGGTGTTTTTCCGTTCGCTCCCGGTGTTCCCGGCACGCCCTGTGCTCCGTTTGCCCCCTTAATCAGTGACCACGTATACTTTGTCGGATCGGTGCTGTCGGCTTCCACGAAGTCCACGTACATGCCGATATATTCACGGTTTCCGTCACTTACTGAAAAATCTGTTCTACCATCCGCACTATTGGCATAAGCAAGGTGCGTGTACTGTGTCTTTCCGTCTTTTCCGTCTTTTCCCGGGATGCCCTGCGGTCCGGCGTACTGTTTCGCAAGGGAGAACTGTTTCGACACGACAAGGTTGTTCAGGTATGCGGCTTTGATGTTCACCCATCCGCTGTCTGCAGTCAGCCCGGTGACAGTGTATGTCTTAGTTTCCTTATCCCAGTTTCCTTGTATGTTCTGGGACGTCGTTATCGTGTACGTACAGTTGTCTGTAATATCCTGTGTGCCGTACATGACGGTCGCCGTTGTGGTGCACTCCGGGAACTCCGTGTAGTTTCCGTCACTGTCAACCGGGATTCCCTGATAGTCATTATCAAGCTGTATGGTCATGTTTCTAGCTAGGGATGCCGCTTCAAGGGCCTCTTCTGCTTTTGCGTCATCCGTATATTTATTCAGTTTCTGCCAATCCGACTGAACATAAGATGCTCCCTTTGCTCTTGAAACTGTACAGGTAAGGATGTCTCCACCTTCACTCTCTTCCTGCGACCATAAATCACCGATATCATAAGGCGGCTGTGGCTTTGTCACAAAAACTCTGCGCTTATGATCTGCGGTATCCTGTGCATTTTGAGCCGCCGCAAGAGCTTTTGTGATATCGGTGTCCTGTACAAGAACCCATTCCCATTTACCTACGGTCGAATCATAAAAGAACCGGTAAGCATATCCGCCTTCACCAGTTTCTTTGTTCGGCTTCCAAAAAAACAAATCTCCTTCATGCTTTTTCCGTTCTTCTGTTGTTGTCCAATTAGATGCAGGTTTGTTTTGAAGCGTAGGTTCATAATCGTAGTAGAACGTTTCAATCTGACCATCTATCTGGTCTTGTAACTCTCCCAGTGAGCCAGTTACCGTTTCGGCGTATTCAGACAGTTTTCCGTCTGAATAATCCTTGCTCTCTTGGAGATAGTTTGCAAATGTTTGATTAAGAGATTTCCCTCCACCAATTTGAACACTTCCGTCGAGATATACGGATTTTGTGTCCATATCCACAGAGAAGATGATGCTTCCATCGGTATCTGTTACCGTGATTGCTCCGGCATTAATCCAGTCAGCATTAACACCAACAGCGTTCAAAATTCTTACAATCGTATCTCCATCAACGGTCATTCCGCCATTCCATGTTTGTCCGCCATCTGTTGAAACGCCCCATGCTTCTGCGGTCATCTTCCATACAGCCTTCGATTCCGCAAGTGTGGGTTTATCATGTAAGTAAAATATCTGGCTGCCATCCTGTTGAGTCTGGACTGTAGTGTAAACACCGGTGGAATTGTCCAGTCGGTCTTTAAACTCTTGCAATGCCTGCTCTCGGGTGGTTCGCTCTCTCCAAACGGATTTTCTGGCATCCACAGCTGCTTGTGTTACGAGCGAATAAGTCTTTGAACTATTTCGGGCAGCACTTTCAGCATTGCAGGATATCTGCTCAAACGACCCCGGTTGCAGCACGACATTTGTCAAATAGCTTTTATACTTATTTCCTTTTCTATCGGTGATCAGAACAGCATCACCGGCTTCAAGAACTATATCAGTCAAGCATTCTGTTTCAAACGGTCGAAAAGACATCCCGACGCATTTTTCACCGATTATGTTTGCAACAACCTCTCCGGTTCCTTGCGGAATCAGTTTGTTTCCACTGATTTTCAGAACGTATCCTTCTTCTCCGTACAGATACGAGCTCGCTTCTTCGTCCGTAGATGTGGATTCCAGATACTCTGTTACCTGCACACCAGTTATCACTACATCGTCCAAGTTTGGGGTAAAGCCATTCGTGGAATTTATAGCTACTCTGTTCGCATCGGTAACTTCTGTGTCATACCATTTTATAGTCAGTCTGCCGTATTTATCGCATCTGGCGTACTGGCATCCGATCTGGCATGTCCATGCAATGACTTGTCTGAAGGTCAGTGCTTCATCATCAGGTCTTGCTGGTATCTGGTAAGAATCCTGATAGAAATTAAGTGTGTCCAGTGTTACTCCGCACACTTTGCAAGCATCCTGTATGATTTGTTTCCTTGTCGCCGGATATTTCAGCTTACTTGCAGAATAATCACGGTCGAACTTCCGCATGTTATCTTCACATTCTAGTTCGATAATTGTAGTATTCTGGTACGGAGTATCTATGACTGTCATTGTACATATTCGGATTTTTTCTATCAAAGCGTTCTTATGCACTATGATTTCATTACCGGTCGTATCCAGAATCTTATCACCAGTGGTATCGAGCAATGCGCTGGTATCTTCCGGCTCAAGTTCGATTCCTACGTAGCAGATCACCGTAGCATCCGTAAAATCATAATCTGTATACTTTCCATCAAAATTATTGATTGACAGGTTCAAAGTATTGATATTTGCGGACCCGATGTTAAACGTGTTGTCGTCAGACACGGAATCCTCGAACTTCATACCATTCGACCAAAAATCAGCGTTGGTAAGATTGATAACTGTCCCATCCGTCAGCGTTATGTCAGCGTATTTTAAATAATTCCTGTTATCGTTATTTTGTTCATTCTTAAATCTGTCTGAAATGTCTCTCAATCTCTCACCTCCTATTGCTCGATCAAGTCAAATTGCAATCCTTCCATCCGTTGATTCCCGACCCACCAGCATTTAAAAGGAGCGGACCGGTCGCCAACATAAAAGGTTCGGACTTCGTGTTTGTTTCCAGACAAGAGATCGGGATATTCAACAGAAATGTACTCTGGGTTGACCGCCTGCACGATTTTGCAAGCTTTTTCCCATTCCGGTGCGTTCCAACCTATTTCCAGTTTTCTCTTCTGTCCAACACGATTCTTATGCATGATCGTGTCATCAGTACGCCCGGATTCTGACGCTGATATGTCCTGAAGTCCCCATGTGAAAGAGGACGGACAAGGCATCGCTGCACCATTAATTTTTATAAAAACGTCTGCCATTGAATAATCACCTCATTTTTGCGCATGAAAAAAGCGCCTATCAAAGATAGACGCTTTATGATTATTCATTATACTTTTTTGGCGTAATATGATTCCATATTTTTACATATGATGTTTACTCAAACAAATCACCCGGGTCCTCTATTGTATATGCCGGTTTCTTTATCGTAACTGTTATATAGCCTTTCTTCCCACTGGCAAGAGTAATCAAGATTTTAGTCTTTCCTGCTTTTCCACTTCCGTAAATATTGATCTGTTTGTTCGTGATACCCACTGCAAGCATGGATCTATTTTGCGGTTTTGCAGATTTAATACGATCTCCATTTGCCAGCGTAACCCTTACGTTTGTGGAGCCATATACATTCATATTTACATTTCTACGGTTGAATTTAAGTATTGGTTTTAACTTACTTCCAACACTTCTACTCTGTTTTCTTTTACATCTCGAACAAGTTCTTACCTGCGTTGCTTTTTTAAACACAGTCGCTTTATTAGCTTTTTTCCATCTGGACCATTTATGTCCCAATGCTTTCCCAGCAGTTTTACCGCAACGGCTACATCTTTTTGCCGATGTGCAAGTAGCTGATATCCAATTATGTCCAAGTGCTCCGCTTAAAACTTTTCCGCAATCCTTGCATTTTTTTGGTTTAGTACATGTCGCTTTTGAAACAGAAGAATGCGTGCAGTACCAAACTGTAGGAATCTCTATGAATGCATAATTTGCATCCACATACGGAGACGACGATATATCTCCATAGTTGTGGAAATTTCCGTTGTCGAAATACTGAATATTGCCGTTTCCATCATCCTGTGTTGCACGTTCTAGCAAGTATCCCCCTTGGTAATAATTTAGGCAGAAGATATTACCATCAACGTTAATTGTTCCGTGGTTATAAAAATCGCCTAAAACGTAAAGGTTTCCGTGAACTGTCAGTTCTCCGTAAAATGTGTACGAGCCGCCCGGACTAATATACATATTTCTGTCTACTTCGAAGCCACTTACCACCGTCAAATTTCTCCCTATGATGTAATCGCCATCATCGGTGGTTCCTATGTCTATCGGGAACATTGCCGCCGATACCGGAACCGACATGGCAAGTGCCAAGATCATTGCCAACAAAATCACTGTAAACTTTTTCCACTTTTTCATTTACTTCTTCCTCCCTTGGATTGATAGCTCAATTATACATCTGTGCTCATGAAACTACAACGAAAATCGCAATAATTGATTGAGTATTTTCGGCTAGAATCCATTTTTATGCGTCACGTGAGGAAATTATCATTCAAGTGTTTTTGAAACGTTTTCCACTTCATTTGTCACGGCAAGAATCAGTTTCCCCACGAAATGTTCTTCCGGTGCTCCCACATATCTGCTCCTGAGGGCTTCCGCTTCAGCTGCGAATTGTTTCCACATCTCAGAGTCATCCATCGGGATTTGCCAGTATTTCTTGTGCAATCCCCACACTTCCTGCCAGATAGCAAAGTATTTTGTTTTGAAGTCCATGTGTTTCTCCTTTATATTTAGTTTGTAATTAATTACTGTAACGTTTTTGACTAGAATCAATTTGAATCGTTTGCGTGAGGAAATTATCACTTACGGTATTTCAGACGTTTTTTCAACTGTTTTATTCAATGTAAATCGTTCCTCTGTATTTTTCAAATCGATACTTCTGGGAAATATTCGGGTATTTTTCTTTATCCACCAGGCTGTAGAACATCTTTTGCGGTCTGGCATACAATTTCCTTTCGCCATACAGGGCTTGATAAATCATCAGTGGTTCTCCAGTCTCCGTATGCGTCGCTTCGCTAATGATGGCATACAGATAATCATTGCTCTGCGGATCACAGATTGTTTCTCTCTTGAAATGTTTTACGATGTCTCCTGGCATGAATAATGGTCTGTCTACTGACATTCAACTTCCTCCTCCCATTTCTGTTTTACTCGTTCACACAAAATGTCTTGATTTCTCTCTGAGAAGAATAACCAGATATGACGGTCAAAATCTTTTCCATTTCGCTGACCAATGTCTGATTTAAAAAACTCGTCTATCATGTCCTGATAGAACCGGAGCTCATCCTTTTCTTCCACGTCCGCTTTCAGAAGCGGTGAATCATCGCCAATGATAACACCCATGAACTGATCTGCGTATTCGGCAGAAATCATTATATGCTGTTCACCCATGTGTTCCCGGTACTGCTTGAAGTAATAAGCGATAACTGCCATGGTCAGACAAATGTCATGATCTTCCAGAATGTTCTCCTGTTCACCATACAGCGAATTAAACTTATTGTACAAAATCTGTGGTACATCTTCGTACCGGTATTTCTCAGAACGATTTTTCTGTTTTTGCTTGCGGTACACTTCCTTCTGCTCAGTTGTCCGTGAGGGTATATTATTTATATCTAGTATGTTAATATTATTAGGAGCAGAAGTCTTTGAACCTTTACCATTCTTTGGTAAAGTCTTTTTCTCTTTATTTGATAAAATAAAGTCTTTATCTGTATTCTTTTCTTCTGTTATACTTATTCCCTTGTTATACTTATACATGCAGATTTCCTCACCACGGGAGGTGTATTTTTTCTCACCGTCCCCCATGTGTTTTTTCTCACCATGTTCAGAAGATTGTTTTATCTCATGTTCATTGATAAATTCTTCGTAAAATTTTTCTGTCAAAACAAGATGCCTACAATGAATAACTTTTGGGTTTTCTTTTTCGTATTCGTACCATGCTTCTACATATCCCTCTGTTTTTAATCCATTTAGCATTGACTGAACGGTACGTTCTGATACACCAATGAAATCCGCAAAATGCCGATTGCTTGCAAAACAATCTCCGCTTTTATCTTTCTTGCGAAGACTATATATTTCCACTAATAAAAATTTTTCTCTAGGGCTGAATTTGTTTGTAAGATATAATCGTGACGGTATAAAAACGCCAGTAAAATCTCGTTCTCTTTTTTCGGAAATAGACTGTTCTTTTCTCATAATAGATAACCTCCTTGTTGGTCATTGGCATCTTCATAATATGCCAGAATCCTTGATTTATAAAAACAGTAGGCAGGTGCATCAAGGTTTACACTTTTCGGCGGCCAACCTAGCCTACTGAATTTACCAATTATTTCCACGAAATACCTTCCGGAAGAAAATATTTATCAAATCCGACAAGGTTACGAATCTCATGCTTTTTAACACCAGATTTTAGTAACGTATCAAGCGTATGTTTGAAGCTCGCCCATGATTCCATTTGATGAGCAATTTCCAAATATTTTTCTATATCGTCAAAAGCGTATGGAATAAGATATATTTTCATAAGTCCGTCGTCTTCCGAAACACGATATAATCCAGACAAACTATAATGATATTTAAGATGCAACCTTTTAGGAAGCAAGATTAAATTATTGATTTCGTTATTTTCTCTGTTGATATCTATATGGTGAATATCAAATTCTTTTCCAAAATCAATCCCATAATAGTCTTTGTAATATTTACGGTAGTTAAAAGATTTTGCCATAGAAAAATACCTGCCTTTCGTATATAAGATGCCTTGAATGTATGTAAATCAACAGGCAGGCGGCAAGGCATTTCCGCTTTTCGATGATCGGTCTAGCCTGTTGGTTTTACCGTATTATTTTTCGAATGAAATAAATCCATGATTTACCAATTCATTTAAAGCTTTTTCGACAACTGCTTTGTCCTCTGAAACATATTCGCAGATTTCATCCAGTTCAAAGTCTGTTCCATCAAGGCTCATCAATATGCCGTATATTCCTTTTGCTTCCAACGATAGACTCTTGTTGAGTATAATATTTCTGTCAACTAATCCATATGGCTTCATTTGATTCATTCCCTTCTGTAAAGCAAAAAAAGAGCAGACTCCAAGACGGTATCACGGAAAACGGGTCACTGTTACAACCCAAGTAAATATCATCTTAAAAGTCTGCTCAATATTTTGTTTTTCGTACAATATAACAAGATATAGGTACTACTCGTTACTCATTTATTATACCGCAACCCGGCAGAAATGGCAATGATTTTTACCATGCTGGACTAGGGTTTTTCCGCCGGTTGTTGTCGTTCTGGGCTTTTGTGACTGCTTTCGCAATAGCACGTCCATCCAGATTGATCGTGTTGGAAATGTACTGCGGAGATGAGCTTCCACCGGTGTTCATGTTCATCATTGCCATGGCAACGCCCTGTGTTACCGCCTGTGTCATTTCTTCCTTGCCCAGTCCAATACTTCCGTCTGGCATGTTTCCAGTAATGCTGTCAGCAATGCTCTTCATAGCCTGTTTGTTGGTCAGCGGAAGGACTGCTTCCTTTCCGGCTTCGCCGACACCAATTACGGATGCTGCATTGAAAAGACCGCCTTTAGCGTACCAGTCAACTCTCGAATTGTACCGCCACTTGTGGGTCTGCCCCTCTTGCCAATCAGTGTAATCCATGGATATATGTGGAGTTCTGATGTTGATTGACTCCATGCCGTTTCGGAGATTCTGCATAGCCGTTTGCCCGATACTGTACATATCTCCGAAATTTCGACTGATAGTAGTAACTATACCGTTGATCGCACCGCCGATGCTCGTGTCCATGGTTCCCCGGATGTAAGAAGATATATCCCTTCCAAGATTCTGCCATTTGCCAAGAGCGATTCTGTACTGGCTTCCAAAGTGGCTGCGGACGGTTTCGTCCATTCTGCCAAGCTCTGTACTTGCATCAACCTTCATTTGACGGACATTTTTGGTTACTTCGCGGGAAGAATTTCCCCAGTTTTTTGTCGCAGATGTGCTTACACGGCTGAAGGATTTTTCAGCGCTTGTGGCTGCGGATGCAGAATTGGTTTCAGTCTGCCCGGTAATGGTGTCCCAAGCCCCTTTAATTTTTGAGCCGATTGAATCCCATGCTGTTTTGGTATTTGAACTAATAGCGTCCCATACGCCGGTTACGGTGTTCTTAATGTTTGTGAACGTATCAATTACGCTCCCAATTCTGTCAGAGATTCCCTGATTCAGTCCAGATATCAAATACCCGCCAATCTCAGCAAAAACCGTAGACGGAGAATGAATACCGAAAAGGTTTTTAACACCGTTAATGATAGGATCTGAGATGTTTGTTTTAAGCCATGTTCCAACAGTGGAAATCACGTTTTTAGCACCGTTGTAAAGTCCATTGATAAGATTTGAGCCATGTGTGTAAAGCCAAGTTCCGGCAGTGCTGAATGCATTTTCTATTGCTTCCTTAGCTTTACCGGCAAATTCCGTAACGGTATCCCAGTTTTGCCACAGAAGAAATCCACCGACAACAGCTCCGATAACAGCTAAACCTATCGGGCTGAACAGTACGCTACCCAATGTAGAAAACGCTGTTGCCATAGCTGGTGCAAAAGTTCCTGTAATCCAAGTTCCAATTGAACCAGCGAAGGCAGTTGCAGCTGGCCAAAGTTTGGTAGTTATAACTTCAAGGATTTTCGGAGCAATCTGCGTTGTTATGGTAGTAGGGATTGCTTTCAACTTGTCAACAGCTTCCAGAGCGTAAACTCCAACAGCTGTGCCTAATGTACTTGTTGAAAATGCAGTCGCTATTTTGCTGAGTGCTGTTCCCAGTAATGTTGCCGTAGCACTGGTTCCAGTCGGCAGTTTTCCCATAGCAACTAAGATAGATGATACCAGGGTATCTGCCTTTGACACCAATCCTACACCGGCAAACGCAACTACAAACTTACCGGCTGTAGTTTCTCCTAATCCAGAAAAAATACCGCCCAAAACATCCAGTAATACTGTTGCTAAATCCTTTAAATGGCTTCCCCAGTCTATCTGACTAAGGAATAGTCCGATGCCTCTTCCAAAGGATTCCCAGTCTGTTTTTTCTGCGATATCAACCAGGGCATTCAGTAAGTTAGTAATGAAAGTGTTTAAGGATGTTCCATTCTCTTGCCACTTGAATTTTCCAATAAAAGTATTGATTCCGTTGGAAATGTTGTTTACCAATTCGCCCCAGTTGAATTTTTGTGTCCATGTAGCCAATGTTTGAAATGCACCGTTTAATCCGGTCGCAATCGTAGTGGCTATCTTTGAGAACGAAATTCGCCCAAAAGCTCCATTCATGGCATCAGAAACCGCAGTTCCTAACTGTTCCCAGCCAGTCAGACCGGCATTATTCTCTTTAGACATTTTCTGAACAAAACCGTCCAGAATATTCCAGCTTATCATAAAACCACTGCCAAGGACTTGGCCAAGGTTCGGCCAGTTAACTTCATCAATCATTCCCCGAAGTCCGGTTGCCAGTTTGTTACCAATGTTTACGAAGTCAATGCCACCCGGGCCAATCAGAAGCTCAAAGGTATTGACCAAAGTGTTGATACCGGCACCGACAGTACGCCCTAATCTATCCCAGTGAATGTTTTCGACAAGGCTGTTAAAAGATCGAGTAAAAGCATCACAAAATGCAGAGATCTTCGGTCCTACATTACTCCAACTAATAACATCATAAATCTTCCGGATTCCGATATTAAGCATATCTGCAATGGTCTTTCCAAGTCCTTCCCAGTCATGGTTAAGAAAAGCTTTGCGGATTTTTTCAGCCCATTTATTGATAGGGGTTTCTTCTTTGTTCAGAGCATCGTCTATCTGGTCCGTGATTCCGCCAAGACCCAATGAAGGCGTTGTTCCAGTGCCGGTTTTTCCTGTTCCAGTACCAGGTGTTGAACCGGATGAACTAGAATTATCTGTCAACTGATTCAGTTCGTCAAATGGAAGAACAGAAAGAGCTTTCTTCAGAGTTTTTGCTGATGAAGTAGCATCGTCCAGCCCAGAAGCCGCTGCATCTCCGGCGTCCTGTAATCCGCTAAGGTCTGCTGCGGAATCTTCCAGTCCAGCAAGATCATTTACGACCCCGCTTGTGGAACCTTTGATTTTTTTACCCATCAGAACATACATGAAGTTACGGAATGTTTCCGCAGCCTGCATAAGTTTTGACATTAAGGCATTAAGAGCCTGGATTCCCGGAAGAACTGCTGCGATTAAGCCCTGCCCGATAACAGATGCAAGGGACTGGATGTTCAGAGTAAGGAGACGTACTTGATTGGCCCAGGATCCGGCGGTCCTGGCAAAGTCCCCCTGTTGTGCACTTGTAACTGACATAATGTAGTTATAACGCAACATTGTTTTCTGCGCCTGTGTCATGGAATTATAGGCTGTTGTAATGCCTTGTGACAACGCATACTCCTGTAAATTGGCGACTGAAAGATTTATTCCGAGCTGTTTTAAAGGCTCGATTTCACCCGAAATGCCCGCCCTTATTTTATAGAAGGCGGTATCAGTATCAATGTTGTAAAAAGATGCTAAATCTCCGGCTAATCCTGCAAGAGTTGTTGACATCTTCGCAGCTGATTCCTGCGCTACTCCAGAAGCATTCAGCATTGCCATCATGGTTCCGGAGTAATTCTTTGCTGCCAGTTCCGACAGTCCGAACTGCTTTGTCGCCGTAGATGCAAACTTGTATGCCTGATCTGCCATGCTTCCAAAAGCAACATCTACAACGTTCTCGACCTCAGCGATATCGGAACCAATCTCAAGGATACCTTTTCCGCCCATAGCTTCGCTGAATTTGTTCATTACAGCTGAAGCCGCTTTGAAGCCAAGGACGGACTTAATGAAAGAGCCCACATTGAAAGATGCTGTTTTCAGTCCGTTACTCCTATTGACTAGACTAGAGATTCCGGCTGCCAGAAATCCCAGTCCACTCTTTGCTTTTGTTGCTAATCCACCAAGCAACGAAGAAAGCCCCGAACCGATAGAGGAAAGCTTGTTAAAGGAATTGACCACAGTATTCGTGGAAGTCCCTACTTTCCCACTAGCCGCCGCTAACTGCCCGAGAGCTTCTGTCATTCTCAGTGTATTCTCACTGATCCGCGGAGCATCCTGCATGGCGGTAAAGAACTTCTTTACTTCTGTGGCTAAATTCTCCAATTGTGACGCTGTTTTACCAGTTTTGTCACCTGCATTCGCTAACCGTGAAATTGATTGCACAAACATGTTTATGGATTCTGAGGGCTTTACTGTAAACAGCATACCATTAACAACTTTTCTTAAGTTCTTTCCAAGGGTTTCCAAGCCTGCCGCTGATTGGTCTGCTTTTCCTCCGGCATTAGCAAGTCTCGCCAGTGAACCTACAAACCGGTTGACACTGGAAGAAACGTCCCTGATATCATTTAAGCTGTCGATGCTTTTGATGATTTCTCCCATCTTTGAAGTGTCAAATCCGCTCATATCCGCTGCCGCAAGTCGACTTAAGGAATTGATAACATTTGTGATTTTAGAATCCTTGAAGTTCATTCCGTTAAGAGCGTTCATGGTGCTGGAAATTTTTTCAACACCGGTTATTGCTGGCTGCATTTTCACAGCATCAATTTCTTGAAATTTTTGAATAGCGTTTACTGCTGACTTGACGTTTTTTGCATCAATCTTTGGAATTGAAATATTGGAAGCACCTTTTAAAGAACTTAATCCAGCAGCCAGATTCTGCAAGGATTTCGTGCTCGCTCCAAGCGTCGTAAAGTCAACTTTTGACAAGCTTCGAAGCTGTCCGGTTAATCCAGCTAAGTCCGGCACACTAACTTTTGTTTTGTTTAATGTCTGTAAGGCTGCTGATACTCTTCCAATTTCACGAGCATAATTTCTAAGCCCACCGGTATTGACGTTCCCCAGTGCTGTGTCAACATCCTTTAACTTTTTAGCCAGATTGCCTAATGCTTTTGTAGCGTTCCTGGTACTACTATTTATTTGTATATCAAGGGTATCAATGGTATTATCAGCCACAAAAAACACCTCCTTTTAATCAAAAAAAATAAGGGCAGACAAGACTTTTTATTCATCCTGTCCGCCCTTTTTATTGCCTATCTCAGCAATATTCGCATTTGCCTTTTTTATCAGAAGTTCGTAGTAACGTTCTTCCTGCTTCAATTCAGCTTCAGACCGTTTCGGAACATCTGGTTTTTCTTCAACCTGCGGTTTCTTTGTTTTTTCTGTGATTGGTTTATCTGGATATTTTGCTTTGTCAGAAAGTGCACTTGATACCGCAGATTTCACATATAAGCCGGAAAGCCATGACTGATATTCAATCAGTTTTACCTGAGTTTCTATCTCATCACGTTTACCTTTCTCGTACTCACGTATCCTTACTCGAAGGTCACGTATGGTACTTCTGAGAAATTCTTTCCGGCTCATTCCGATGCGAACTGCCGCCGGATATAACTCTGTCCAGATTATTTCGCTGTAGCTTTTTTCTGGTGATCTGTCGGCTTCTTCGGAGTTTTCTTCGGTTTGGCTGCTACGTTCAGATCGTCCATGAACGTCTCCAGACCGGTCAGTTTGAAAAAACCGTCTTCCTCCATCTGGTCAAGACACATGGCGAAGATACCGTAAAAGTTACCCTGCTCATCATCCTTATGTTCCTGAATGAACTGCACTGCAAGTCTCTTTGCAGTTGCAAGATTCGGGACAGAACCGTCTGCATCTGGACTATCGCCATGATATTGAAGAAGTCCTGCATAAAACACGGTTAATGCTGTGTTCGGAATATTTGCCATGCCGGAGATCATTTCTTCCGGCGTTTTGTCCACACCGCCACTGGTTGCCAGAAGTGTGTTCATTACGCTCTTAACGCATTCATCATACAGAGATGCTTCAATGCTATATTCCAGTTTGTACTCTTTGTTACCAATCTTTAAAAGTTTATACATAATATCTTTTCCTCCCAGTTAGATATATTTGTTATTCGCCTTCAGTTGGCTTGATTGCTGTGTCTGGGCCGACATACTCATTGATAGTCAGGGACATATCAACAGTAAGAAGACCGTTCTGGTCTCTTGCCGGTTTAGGGATGATAGTCGGCGGCTCGATTTTGGTGAAAAATGCTTTCTGAAGTGCCGGGTAATATTCCTCATACCACATAGACAGACCACTTGCATGAGCTGTTTTGTAAGCACTGATAAGGTCTTCCCACTCTTTGATTGTTTCGTCTGTAACGTTTACAGTTACATTGAATGTACCGCCGGTTGAACCACGACCTGCGATTGTTCTCTCGATTTCATCTTCAAGAGCGGATGCGTCGATAGTCTCAACGTCGATAGCGATTTCATCAGAAGCGTTTATTCTGTGAAGCTGAGTGAATTTTGTTGGTTTTGTTCCCGCTACTGTCTCTACTGCATAACCGGTAAGAGCACCAACGGTACTGATTCCTGCGATATTTCCTGCCATATTGGCTCCTTTCTGCCTTTCGGCTATAAATTACTGCATAAAAAAAGAGCCATTACGGCTCTGGCACGTAACCCTGTGCCCGGGAGATAAAAGGATCACCGCCCTTCTACTCTTCTTTGCTTACTTGTTTGATGACCTGATTCACATAAGTACTCAGTCCTGCGACAAGAATACCTTGTGTGATTGCGGTAAAAACTGCCATTGCAATTTCCTGACCGCCCGTGACTGTAGATGTAGCGAAAACATAGATTCCACAGACAACTACGCCCAGAAGTCCGAGGATTCCAGGAATGTACTTGTCAGCTACGGTTTCAGCCTGTTTGAGGAATACTCCTACAAAATACAGGACTACAGCTACAACCAGGAGTTCCGGTTTCACATAGTTCATGATCTGATCCATTCTATCTCACCCCTTTCATTCGCCAAGCAACTGCCCGGTGTAAATTCTTGTGTATCGGCTAACAAGCCGTTTGATGCTATCGTCAGCGTTACCCATGAGTTCAGGCCCGTAGGTTCTACGAAATCCCATGTCAATCATGGATTGATGACTTTTTTCGTCAATTTGATATACTTTCGCAAGCGGAGCTGTACCTGCGGCGAAGCACTCAATCTGGACAGTCGGAACCGTGGCACATTCATCGCCTTCAAGATCTCCTTCTGTCAGAACGTTTCCCAACATATAAAGTCTTGCATAGGCTTTCTTTCCAGATGCAAGAGTTTGGCTTCTATCCATTGAAAAATTTCCTTTACCAACTACAGGTTCGATCGCTTTATTCCAACGCTCGTATATCTTGGATATCGGGTTTTTTAATATTTCCGGCATTTAATCACCCTGCCTGTTCTAGCATGTTTTGAGTTTGTGTTTGAATAAACTCTTTAATCTGCTGATATCCCCAGCCACAGTTAATAAGGCTACTTACAAGCATCTCCATGCTTTGCACTTTTGCTAAGTCTTCACCTGTAAAATAATCCCTAACAGCTTCTTTGGGTTTAACGCCAAGTTCGATTTCTATTTCCTTTGCTGTCTTTCCGAATATATTTTTGTATATCAAATTTGTGTAATTTGGATATGCAAATTTCTTATTCGGGCTGTCAGATATCTTCATTTTAATTGTATCTGTAAGAATATGTCTGATAACTACGCCTTTATCACGTTCAATTTGCCATTGCTGACGCTCTACGTGAATCTTTTTCAATTCATCACGCATTGCATTAAACTCTGCGATGTAGCGTTCTTTAAACTCCATAGCCCTTTCGCCGCCATAGCCCATGCAAAGAATTGTAAATCCATCTTCTGTAACGATGTACTCTTTAAGTCTTTTGTTTTGTTCCGAAGTATAAGAGGACAACGCATAATTTCGTTGTCTAAATTCTTCCGAACATCCCAGATTTTCGATATCTCTCAGTACATCGGAATGTCTTTTCTCGAAACCCTCTGCTATTTTTCGGCTTGTGGTTACGATTTTTTCTTCGAATCTTTTACCAATGATTTCTACCAACATAAATTCACTTCTCCTTTTATGATTTATTTTTTTGGCATGAAAAAAGCACCTACCTTTCCGGTAGATGCTTCGCATCTTAATTGTACAAAATATGCGTCATATGATTCCATATTTTAGTATAGGATGTTTAACTTCCAAACACTTCCTTTGCAATATGTCGTATCTGAATAATGATAGCTTCTTCCGCATGGTACATTGGCATATATGCCCTGTTACCATAAGAATGATGCTTTTGTCCACTTTCATCCACATACCACCATCCGTTTGGGTCGTAAGCGTGTTTTTGATCTGGGTAAGTACCAACACCATAATCAGCGCCAGACGGTAATGGATAGCTGTCCGTTCCATAAGAAATACCGGCGCTAAACTCGATAAAAAGAACCTTGTCTCCAGAAAGCCGGACCGCTGCACCAACAATATCGCCATGTCCGTTATTAATAACTTCCGTGTAGTAAGAACCTTTTTCTTCGGTCGGAACAGATTCCATTGTGGTCTGGATAACCTGTATTCCCTCTTGAGCCAGTTTATCAACAAAAATCTGGTTCTTCCTTTGAATATCTTTCCGGTATGCTTCCAACTGCTGAATTGCAGACTGCAAAGAATTATGGTTCAAACTGCACCGGATTGTTTTCCTACTCATTGTTGCCACCGATTTTCGCTATTCCATATCGGGCGACTTGTCCTTTTTGAGTATCAAGGATTCTCTTAAGCCTGTAGTCTGGAAGAACAGTCGGGCCGTTATCTCCATCAAGGATTAGTGTTCCGTCTTCCCTGATTTCCGGCACGACATCAATCCACAAGGCGTTGCCTTCTTTTGGCTGAAATGTTCGATCAAAAACCGTAATGTACCGGTCATAGTCGGGAACGATTCCGGCAGACAGTTCTTCTGGCGTACCGGCTGTTGCTGATACTGAAATGTTC